ACGAAGATGATGCACTCTCATACTTCCAGCGTCTTGCTGAAGAATGATTAGTGGAATAATCTAATATTTTCTCCTCTCTTCAAGGTGTCGCTTACATACTGAGCGCCACCTTTTTTGTATTTAAAGATAGATTCTAAGTCTCTGAATACAACAGTTAAGTATTGTGGTTTAAGGACAAAAATATTTCTCTTATCGTCTTCAAGTTTTTGTTCGTATTGATAGTTGGTAACTTCTCTTGTGATATTTGATGCTGTTACTTTTCTTTCTAGTCCATCATCAAAATAACTTGTAGAAAAATCAGAATCAACTATAAGACCTTCTGGAATAATTACAATTCCATTTGAATTCTTTACTTCAACTGTTTCATAATGTTTGGTTGCATTGATTTTTTGGAATGTTCCATACTTCTCAAACAAATAATTTTCAAATGAATCTTGAGTTAATGGCCATTCTGTTTGGATATTTAAAATATTATTTGAAAGTAAAATAACCCAATCTAAAGTTGGATCATCATAAAGTTTAAAAGCAACATTGTCAGGTCTTTCATCTCCAATTATTTTATATTTTTCAAAGAACTGTAGATTATTAAAAATGTCCTCTCTTATCTTTCCTCTTTTGAAAAGATTTTTGACAGTCTGATAATCAGATATTCTCTGACTATCTTTATTCCTATTAACGTAATCGAAGTCTGGAACTCTGCGGAAGTAATTTGACATATTAGTAACCTATAGGATGACCATCTGCATAAAGATCATTGTATAGTGGATCAAGTTCGCCAAATCTTAATGTTAATTGATATGATGTCATTGTCTTTTCTTTATCATTAAATGTCATATAACTTCCATCTGGAGTATAGTCAATATCGCATCCAAGAAGAGCACAATCTTTTATTCTATTTAATGACTTATGTTGTGAACTTGGACCTGAGCAGTATTTAATTGAAAAAACATAAGGTGCCTTTAAGAATACTCCAGATTCTGCTGTTCTTACTGCCATCCCTGCTTTGAAAAAATAAATTATATCTTTTACAATTTTTGCTTCTCCTTCACTTCTTGGAGATAAACGAAATGTAAAATTAAAGGACCTTAATGTTGGACCATTAAATAACAACTCTAGATTTGGATTTAGAATAGCTCCTGTTGCTCTAGAAAACAGTCCCTGGGCCCCAACTGCTTCTTGTGCAAGGTAAAGATTTATAGCTTGTTTATAATCTTCATAATTTCTTTTAAATTGATTGGCAGCAAGTTTAAATTGTTCTGTTATAGCCTGTGTCACTTGCCCTTCAGATTCTGCGATTGCTAAAGATGCTCTTCCTGCAAAAGCTGAAAGAGGGTCTAATGTAGAACCGCCCCAATCAACCCCATTACTGTCTGATATTGAAGGTTGTATTGGTAATACAACTCTTCCAAATTCATCAGAGAGTGCTTTAGTTCCAAAACTGAAATTTGTATCTTTTCTATTTGTTCCTGAAAAATCTCTTCCTGTTATTTCTTTTAGTCTGAATAGAATACTATCTTGCGTCTTCTCATCTAATTTTTCTGGATATCTTACATCAATTGCAGCGAGTCTACTTCTTACTGTTCCTTCAGATTTTCCAGATTTAATTGTCCCACCAAGCTTTTCAATTGTTTCATTCTCAGTAGATAGTGGTACAGATGCCGGTTCTGAATCTGGACCAGTACCTGCTGCTGGTCCTGGTGTTCCCCCAGGAGTAGCAGTATTTGGGAATATTAATTGTCTTGCTTGTTGCTGCGGCACTCCTGCCTTTTCCACAATCTGTACAGCTTGATTTTTTGTACTTGATTGGCCAACAACGCTTGAAAAATATAATCTTTCTTCTGGTGTGGCAAGGGAGTTTGGGTTAAATGATCCATCTTTTGCATATGTTCCTACTGTTACATCTACACTTTCTCCAGAAAGACCTACTGATGCAGCAGCATCTCCTTGCACTGTTGGCCTTTTTACTGTAATAGTTCCATCATCATCTATTAATGGATAATATTGTTTATTATTGAGTTTTGATTCAGTTTCTACTCCATTTAAAAGAAATTTTTCGGGAGGCCTAAATCTTTTATTTGTACTTCTAGAACCAAATGACATCAGATATCCCCCTCAAATGCAAGAGGACTATTCATCTCAATTTTTTGTAGAGTATGAGACATTTATACTGGTTTTTTATTTATTTAGTCCTGAATTTTGCATATTGAAGTGAACGGAGATATTCAATCTCATTCGGTTTAATCTCTAATAATTTACTATTTACTTCAATCCAGGTATAATTTCTAGGTTCTCCCCAATGAAAATTAATTCCTTTAAATCCCCATCTTTCAATATCAGTCACTGCAACAAGAGGGAATTCATCATAAGTAACTCCCTTAGTCTTAGCTGAATAGATGAATGTATAATACTTTCCCACATCAGGAATAAATTCACCTTCTCGAAAGACTTCCATTATTGTCAGCATTATATCATCTGGGTCAGTGTATCCAGTTGATATTAATTTTTCCCTGAGAGTATTAACTCTCCTTGATCCAGATTCAATATATTGTCCGAACCCTTCTGCCATTATTTTATACCTAGATTGTCTTCGGTGATGACTTTGAATTCGATTAATCTATCAGCACAAAACTCTTTTGCTGCTTTCCACTTTGCTTGATTGACTGCATAAGTTTTGCACTCATACAAGTAAGATTTAGTCACTCTCGATTTTTTCTGTGGTGGAACAGTTTGTCTCTTTGGTTTCACTTCAATCACATATGTTTTAATTTCTCCAGTTTGTTCTCTTACCTTTATAATAAAGTCTGGAAAATACTTATGAACTCTATTATCAACTGGTGATATGTATGGGATATAAAATTCTTCAGAACCCCAAGAAATTATATTTTCACTTAAATCACACCAACGACAAAACTTCCGCTCCCAACTACTTCTGCATATAATATTGTTGGGATTTCCTTTGTATTTTTGTGGGTACTCTGGTTTGTACTTACTTTTAATACTTTCTGCCATTATCCCGACTACATAATATATCAATAGAAATATTTATAGATAGATGGCATCTGTCAGTTCCTCAAATAAAACACCAAGTCGTAATCCAACGACGGAACTGAAATCAAAGTTATTAATGCGTCCAGCATTAACTTCTCATTATGCAGTTTACATAGATCCTACAGTAATTCAAAGTAAGACTAGTGGACCGAATGGAGGTACTAAGGCAGCATCATTTTTCACATCCCGTCAAGCAAATATTGATGGAGAAACTTTGACATTAGCTTGCTCTGAAGCATCTCTTCCAGGATCCTCTTTTGCAACTCATGAAGCTAATAATGACTTTACCGGTGTGACCGAAAGACATGTGTATAGAAGACAATATGATGATAGAATTGATTTTACTTTCTATGTCGATCACGATTTAACAATTATAAAATTCTTCGAAACTTGGATGTCTTGGATTGTTGGGGAAGATCAATTTCAAAACCAATCTAACCCTAATTTTTCTTATAGAGTTAAATTTCCTGACGAATATAGAACTGACGTTTACATTCAAAAATTTGAAAAAGATTTTACAAATGCTACTGAATATGCCTTTATTGGTGCGTATCCAACGTCAATTACATCTATGCCAGTTTCATATGATTCTTCTCAACTTTTAAAATGTACTGTTTCTATGAGTTATATTAGATACTTTATGAATAATTCTGTAGCTCTTTCTCAGTTTGGTGTTGATAATACTGGTCAATTTGGACAAACTGGATCGGATTTAAATAAAAATCCTTTTAATTCTCCAATTCCCGGATTTACTTTAGGTCAAGGAATTCTGGATGATATTTCATTTGAAAATGCATTTAGACAAACGCCAACACAACCAACACAAGGACCAATAAGAATACCGGTTATTCCTCGTCCCGAACCTTTATTTTAATTGATAAATAATCACACTGAAACTTCTATAGGACATTATGCCTTTACCAAAGATTTCTACACCAACATATGAGTTGGAATTGCCTTCTACCGGACAAAAAGTAACTTACAGACCATTTCTAGTAAGAGAAGAGAAACTATTAGTTCTTGCACTAGAATCAGAAGATACAAAACAGATTACCTCAGCGATTAAGAGTGTAATTAAGAATTGTATTAATACAAAGGGTATAAAGGTCGAATCACTTCCGACATTTGATATTGAATACCTTTTCTTAAATATTCGTGGCAAGTCTGTTGGGGAAGAGATTGAAGTTAATGTCATCTGCCCTGATGATGAGGAAACTTATGTTCCAGTAACTCTCAATATTGATGATATTAAAGTTCAAAAAGATGAGAACCACAGCAATAAAATTCAAGTAGATGATAGTATTGTGATGGAAATGAAGTATCCTTCACTTGAGGAGTTTATTAGAAATAACTTTGACTTTAGTGAAGATGCTACAATGGAGCAGTCTTTTGAATTGGTTGCATCTTGTGTTGATAAAATTTACACCGAAGAAGAAGTATGGGCTGCTTCTGATGTCACCAAAAAGGAACTAATGGAGTTCCTAGATCAAATGAACTCAAATCAATTTAAACAGATTGAGAAGTTCTTTGAGACAATGCCTAAGCTTTCTCATACAGTTGAAGTTACAAATCCAAATACAAAAGTGAAGAGCGAAGTTGTTCTTGAGGGTCTTTCAAGTTTTTTCGCATAGCAATGGTCCATATGGACCTTGAAAATTATTATAAACTCAACTTTGCTTTGATGCAGTATCATAAATATTCATTATGGGAAATTGAAGGATTGATACCCTGGGAAAGGGATGTTTATGTTGCAATGTTAAAGAATTATTTGGAAGAAGAAAAAGCAAAGCAGCAGCAAAATGGGACCTGACGAACTCGATGACCTACTAAACAATAACGGAGCGGGACCTGGAAAAGGATCCGCTCTTGCTTTGTATGAAGGAACGAGAGAGGAGGACCTGGTTGATGAAGAGATTGATGAAAGGGTATTAGGACTTTTAGGATTAGAAGATGTTTTTGATATTGACTACGGCACATACATAACTCTTCTCAAAGAAAGACTTGCAGCTTCTAGGAATTTTGAAAAGAAATTATCCTCTGAAGAAGATGAACTTCTTGTATCAGAGTTTAGAAGAGTAAAAGGTAAGGTTGGTAGATTTAAGTTAAAAAAAAGAAAAGTAACATCAGAAGATATTGGCGTAACTGGCCCAATCAAAGTATCATCTAGTAAGTTTTTGCTTGCTGGTAAAGCAGTAATACCAGAAAGAGAAGCAACAGAATCTTCTAGTGATATTGCAGATATTCAAAAATCACTTGATGCTATCCTTAAAACTCTCACTCTGCAGAATAAGGATAAGAAGAAAGCAAGTGAAGATGAGAGAAAGAAAAGTGAAGATAGAAGAAGAAGAGCAAGAGAAGGTGATTTAGAAAAACCACTGTCCCAATTAAAATCACTCGCTCAGAAAATCATTGCTCCAGCACAAGGAATACTTGACCGTATCTTTAGGTTTATTAAATTTACATTACTTGGTTATGCATTTAATCAATTAGTAAAGTGGTTTAGTGACCCCAAGAATGCAGAAAAGGTAAAAGTTCTTGGTAGATTTCTAAAGGACTGGTGGCCTGCACTACTCTCTGCCTATGTATTATTTGCAACTCCTTTTGGTAAGTTTATAAGAGTAACTCTTAAACTGTTGAGAGGATTTATTCCTCGAATAGCTAGGTTTATTGCAGCAAATCCTAAGGTATTTGCCACAGTTGCTCTAGTTGGAGGATCTGTTGTAGCTGGAACTTATCTAGAATCTAGGTCAAGAGGAGTTGATGAAAACTTATTGCAGAGAAGAATTCAAGAATCAAAAGATCAGGGCAAACCATTATCAAAGGAAGATATTGAAAAAACTAGATTAGAAAATTTACAAAAAAGAGTTGAAGATATTAGAGGGACTAACATACCAGGATCTGCTCTTGCTGGTGGAGGAATTGTTCCTAGACTTAGAGCTTTTACTGGTGGAGCTCAAGTTAAAAAAGAAGTAGATGTAAAAGATATTCAACCCCAAAGTAATCTAATAACTGAGGATACTGGATTAAAAGTTAAAGGTGCTGGTCCGGATACTCAACTGGTTGCGGCAATGCCTGGAGAGGTTCTGATATCAAAAGAAGCAGTTGATACTTATGGTGCAAAATTCTTCTTAGATTTGAATAAGAAGGGTGGAGGAACTAATATTCCTAGAATGGTGAATAATATTCAACTTGCTGCTGGTGGTGGATTAATTAAGAAACCAATTAAGGCATATCAAGGCGGAGGAATGATTGGTGGTGGGAATTTGTTAAAAGGAATATATCCTGGGTATTCGCGTAGTGTTGGAGGAACCATGGCTTCCTCTGGTGGAATGGGTGGAAGTTCTAACCCTGCATCAATGTCACCGATGAAGATAAGTTCTCTCGGGGGAATGAGTGGTTCTAGTGGTGGAATGATGCGTGGTAGTGGGGGAATGAGTGGTTCTATTGGTGGAATGATGCGTGGTTCCATTGGTGGAGCAATGAGTGGTGCCGGTGCTTCTAGTGGTGGCGGAATGTCTATCAACAATTATAGACAATCTCAAAACACTTCTAATAATTTCTTTATGGGTTCTAGTGGTGCAGGAAACTCTAGTAGTTTAACTAACATAATGAATACAATTAAGAACACAAGTAATTACAAGTTACCATCTATATCCAGTAACACACAAGAATTTGGCAGTGATAGAAATAAATTATACTCACCTCAGACTGTAGCAACACTTTCTTCAAAAAATGTTTTAAATCAAAGTGTGATAGGAAGTAAGACCCTTCCTAACATTCAACCAATCAATATATCTCCACCCCCAACCCTCCCTGTTGCTCCTGGGCCACCAGTAATTTATACAAAGACAACTTATACCATTCTTCCTCCAATTAAAGCCCCAAGTAAAGCACCACCTTCTGTTCCTAGAGGTTCCAAATTACCAGAATTTTCTGCATCAAGTAGCGGTGATTCTAGATCTAAGATCGCAACAGCATTGGGTATTACCGACTTAGTGGGGGTAGTATAGAATGGCAACTATAGACGCTAAAAAACTACTACCACCAAGTAAGAAAACTGCAGCGATAGAGAAACAAAAGTTTCTTGTGCCTCTGCAAAATATTTCTGTAAATAAAAAACCTGCTGGTGATTTAAGACCAGTAGATAAAGAAACAAAATCATCTGAAGATCTTTCAATTGTAAAGAAAAAGATTAACCAGTTAAGTCTTTTACTTAATGAAAGTTATTTAATTGAAAAGAAAGATAGGGAAGCAAGAAGAAAGGCAGAAGAAAGAAGAAAGTTCGAACAAAGAGAAAAAAATATTGAGAAGAAGGTAAAGAAAAATCAAGTATCTTCTAATCTAATACCATCGATTCCGGGTCAAAGTATTTTTGACAAGATTAATCGTTTTATTGGATTTACTCTACTTGGATACTTGTTTAATAACTATGGAAAAATTCTTCCAAAACTTTTGGAATTTGGAAGTGTTTTGAAACCAGTTGGAGAATTTGTTGAAAGTTTTGCTAAAAATCTTCTTAAGGGTGCAATTGATTTTGTTGAGTTTGGTTATAAAGCATACGACCAGACAAGAGATTTTGTTAAACAAGTCGGTGGTGAAGGAGCACAGAAAACATTTGATGAGTTTTCTAAGAACTTAAATCTTTTATTGAATGGTGCTATAGCAGCTTCAATGTTGGTTGCAAGCACATCTCCCGGAAGACCTGGTAGACCTGGAAAACCTGGAAGAATGCCTGGTGGGAAATCACCATCTTTACCAAGGAATGCAAAACTTTCTTCATATTTGGGAAGAGACGCTCAAACCAAATTAATCGAGAGAAGATATGGCAATGATGCAGCAAGAATGTATGAGGCAAGAAAGTCTCAAGGTGCATCGGCAAGTCGTGCTCGTGCTGACGTTCTTAAAAGGTTTGATAAATTTGAAGGACCACAAAGAGGTCTCGCTGGGGGAACCGGAAAAGGTTCAATTCTATCTCGCGGATTTGGTAAGTCTGCAAATAGAGCTGCTCTTAAGGTTCTTGGTAAGACGGGAACAAGAATTGCAAAGGGTGTATTTGGTAGAGTTCCTATCATTGGTGGTTTGTTAGACTTTGCATTCTCTCTTGCTATGGGAGAGAACCCAGGAAGAGCAGCAGCAAAAGCAGTCGGTGCTACTGTTGGTTCTGCTTTAGGGACATTAATTCCTATTCCTGGAGTTGGAACTATTGCTGGTGGTATTCTTGGTGATATAGTTGGTGGAGCAATGTATGATGCTTTAGTTGGAAGTAAGAAACCACAAGGTCGTGCAGAAGGTGGCCAAATATCTGGTGGAAGTCAAAAGTCAGTTGCTACTTCGAGAAGAATAAAAACAACTACAAGAAAAGCCCCACCAAGAATTCAACCACAAAAGACACAACCAGGAAAAGATGTTGGTGGAAAACTGAAGATTGAAGAACTCTATGGTAAGGATGAACCAGGACAAAGAAGTGCATTAAGAGCACTTCGTAAGAGTTCTGAGGATGCTAAAAAGATAAAATCTATTAATGGTCTTGTTGGTTCAATGTTTGGTGCTGGTATTGATCTGGCATTAGGACAAAGACCAGATAAAAATTTACCAAAAAATCTTGGAAACATTTTTGGTTCTGTAATTTCTTCTGCAATTGATATGGAACTCAACAAATCTTTTGGTGATATTTCTAAGACTATTGCAATGGCAGGCGGTGGTGCTGTCCCTTCAAGAGAAATCGGAAGACAATTGAGTATTGGTGAAAGGATTGGTAGTTTTATTTCAAGAGCACTTGCGATTTCTATTGAGAGCTCTGCTACAAGAATACTTCAGAATTTACGTAATGAGATGAATATGGAAGGTGATGGAACTGGAGATGGTGATGGTGGTGGGGGTGGTGATGGAGGCGGTGGAGGCGAAATCCCAGGCGATGCTCCCCCAGAAGTTAAGGCAATGCTTGAAGCAATTTCTGCTGGGGAAGGAAGTTGGGATTCTGTAAATCCATCAACAACAGTACCTGGATTAAGCAATATGACAATTGCCGATGCTCGTAAAGCTGCAATAGCAAAGGGCATAAATCAACTTGGCGGATCTGGCGCTATGGGTAAGTGGCAGCAAATGCCAGATTTCATTCTCGGAAGAGCAAGAGATTCGGGGTTAGACCCAAATAAAGATAAATTTACTCCGGAAAATCAAACTAAAATTGCTAGAATGTTGATGGCCTCTGTTTATCCTGGAGGTGAGGCGCAACTAGTTAAAGACGCTCAGAAAGATCCAATGTCTGCCGCTGCAAAGTTAAGAGGGACTTGGCCTTCTTTGCCCGGAGGAAGGCAAGCAAATACTACAGAGAAGCAATTTAGAGAAAATTTTGCAAAAGCACTACAAACATATAAATCGCCAACTGCGAAACCAACAAAAGGAGCATGGGCAGCAGTTCTTCCAAGGGGTAATCCAGTTCTTAATGAGGGATTTGGTTATTCTGCCTGGAGGGGTAGAGTACATGAGGGTATTGATCTTGGCGTAGATGCTAACTCGCCAGTAACCGCATTGGCAGATGGAAAAGTTGTTGATATTTATAGAAATTTTGGCACGCATGGCGATGCAGTTTTAGTTCAGCAATCTGATGGAAATGTAATGGTATATGGTCATGTTAATGCTAAAGTTAGGATAGGAGATCCGATTAAAAAAGGACAAACTATTGCTACTGTGAAATACTGGTTACAAAGAGGTAGAGATAATACACATTTGCACTTGGAAAGACGTATTGGAAGTTCAACTGGAAGAGCTGTAGATCCAACTGGGTATTTGAATTCGCTAGTACCAAAACCAGCATCAGGTATCGCAGCAGCACCAGGAACTAAAGTATCATTTAATGGAACTACCTTTTTTAAAGGAACTAATGGTAAGTATTATAAAATGGGACGTGGAAATGTTCCAGTTGAAGTTGATAAAGGAACTTATGATAGTGCAAAGTCTGGTGGAACATTGATTTCTTCTTTACAGCAAAGACCACCGGCATCACTAGCACCATCACCACCAGCAGTTGCATCATTGAATAGGTCTGGAGTTTTGGAAACAGACACAAGCAATATGATTGCAGTAGTAAAAGAAAACTATTATCTCCAGGAAATTATAACTCCAAGTCCAACACAAGTAGCGTAAATAGTAATACGGTAAGTAAAAATTATGACGGGAAGTAAGCAAGCAGCAACTACTGATATATTCGAAATAAGTTCCAACTCTGGTGGGGATTCTTTTGATGTAAGAGCTGGTGCTCCTAGAATTGAATATCGTGAGAGTATGATTGATAATACTATTCGTCTCACTGCAGCAATCGTTGATACGGGACAATCCTCAAGTTCTGTATCAGAAGCTTTAAAACTTCAAGGTGGCGAAAAAGTTTTGTTTAAATATACCGATGCTGCAGGAAATGTTTTAGATTTTTCTGATGAAAATGCTTTAAGACTATCAAATAAAAGTCTTGAGATACGGTCATTTAAATCATCAAGTTTTATCGCTCAGGTTGTATCTAAGGAATTTCTTGATAATAAACTTTTAAAGAACAGAGTTACAAAGAGATATAGTGGAAAGATATCACAGACAGTTGAAAGTATTTTACGAGATGATTTAAAGACTGATAAGGATTTAGATATTAGTGAAACTCTTAATACTTTTTCTGATTTTGGATTAAGAAAAGAACCTTTTGATGTTATTCTTCAACTCCAACAAATATCAATTCCTACTGTAGGAGGAAAAACTGCAGGGTTTTTCTTCTGGCAAACTTCAAAGGGATTTCATTTTAAGTCTGCTGATGAAATTTTTAATGGCACTCCAATTAAAACATATGTTTATAATTTTAAAAGTGAAAGAGAGGAAGTTCCTGTAGGTTATGATGATAAAATTTTAGATGCAAATTATGTACGAGTTGCAGATGTAGAGAAGCAACTCGACAATAATGCATTTGGAACAGTTACAGAAACTTTTAACCCTAGTAATTTAGAATTTGCTAAAGAAACTCCATTACTTGCAGAGGGTGCTGGTAAGATTCTAGCAGGCAATGATTTGCCAAACTATAGCGATTACACAGGAGAAGCAACAGATTTTTTTGCTACACCAATATCAGTTGGTAATGCATTTGGAACTGGAGATTCTCTGGAGCAACAACTTGAAAAATCGAAAATAGAAAATGTTAATATCAAAGAAACTTTAGGGCAAGCAATACAAAATTATAGACAAAGATTAAACTTTATGATTGAAGTTAAAATACCAGGAGATTTTAGTTTAAAGGCAGGTGATATTATACGGTGCGATTTACCAGAATTGAGTTCGAAGACCACTCCGGAATTAAGTCCTTTAGATAGTGGCATATATATGATATTAGAGTTATGTCATTACATTTCTCCTACACAAACTTACACTGGATTGGTTTTGGTTAGAGACTCTTTTGGTGTAAAGGCTTAAGGTAAACAACAATGGAAAAATCACTTCAACAACACATTAATGATGACCGCGATGAACTTGATAATCCAAATACAAGTGGCCAACGTCGTCGTCACTTAGAAGATGAACTTGATGCTCTGGAGCAATATCAAGTTAATCATCCCGATGAAGATAAAGATCCAAACCCATTAGAATTGTATTGTGATACCCATCCAGATGCACTTGAATGTAGAGTTTACGAATGACTAGTTATATTAGAGGAACCATACCATCTTCTGTTTTAATAAAAAGATTTATAGGTATCGGCCAAATATCTACAGATACCTATGAAAAATATTGTATTCCTGACCGTGGAGGTGAGAAAGGGAAGGATGCAAAAGGTTGGTCTGAAAAATATAAGGTTCGCATGTGTTTTTTGAATTCTGAGGAAACACCAGATAATGATTTGCTAATAGTAGAAAGAGAAACCAATTTTCCTTCAGGGCAAGCTGCAGTACAAATGTATATGCCACTGGCTCCTGGCACTAATGTTGAGGTTTATGGGTATTCTTATGGAGAGGGCCCCATTTTTCGATATGTAATGGGTTTTCCAATTACTAATCCCTTATGTGCTTTTGAAAAAAATAAAGATGGTAAGGATAATAAGGGTTGCAAACCAGTATCTGGATTTATTCCGGGATCAGGGCAATTCACAAGAGTTCCCTCATCCAATATTGATGGTTCCGATATTGTAAACTTAGCAGGTGCTGGAGCAGATTGTAAATTCTCACAATCCGATAAAGATCTTGATAAACTAAAAGCGAATTTTTTTGTTCCCCCTGCTTGTAAACCTTTTGACAGCAGCGCGATTAATAGCACAATTAAAAATCTAAAGAAAGATATTGAAGGACTAAAAGAAAGAATTAATGGACCAGATAGTGCTTTGTCTGATGCAGAAACTTTTCTAAGAGAAAAGCAAGCAATTATTGATGGTTTTGCTGATAAAATAACAGGATATATTAAGTGGTTAGTTGGATTTATAAAAGAGATTGTAACTAGAGGGGTTAATTGGGCTGTAAATAAAGCAAAAGCAGCAGCGTTTTTAAATCAAAGGATACCTTTACAAGAGAAGAAAGCAAAAGCAATAGATTTAATTCTCTGTTTGTTTAATAAAATTATTGATAACCTAGCTAAGATAGTTGCAGACTTCTTGAAGTCTGCAGTTGATCGTTATGTCAACGTAGCAGCATGTGCTATTGAAAAGTTTCTTACCGAACTAGTCGGACAAATTATCGGACAAATACTAGGGGCAGTAAGTGGAATCATTAGTGCTGTTCTTGGAGCTATTAGTGCAGTTAAGGGATTAATTAATTCTATTCTTGATTCAATTTCATCTCTTTTAGATTTTCTTACTTGTGATGTAGTAGCAGAGTGTGCTGAAGTTACTGAGTGGAGCCCACTTGAAGGTGCAAAATCATCTGCTGTTTCTTTGAATGTTGGTGGAATTATAAATTCTGCCAAATCTGTTATTTCTTCTTTTGATTCCATTGCATCATCAATCAACCCTAGTAATTTTAATTTAAATATTGATATCAATTCATTAATTTCGGATGTTGCAGATTCTTGTAATGTTGGACCATTATTATGCGGACCTCCGAGTATCAACTTCCTCGGAGGAGGTGGAGGGCAAGGAGCATCTGCAAATGCTGTAATAGGTGCTGCTGGTGAAATTTTGGGTATTGATGTAGTCGGAACGGGATTCGGATATACAAGAGCACCTATTGTAAGTATCGAAGATTCTTGTGGAAGAGGTAGAGGAGCTACTGCTGTTGCGCGGGTTGGTAGAGTTCCTTATGTTCCACCACCAGGTGGTGGTGAAGGTGAAACAGGTGGTGGAGGAACTGGAACCGGCGGTGGAGGTGCAGGAACTGGAGCGGGAACAGGAACAGGTGCCGGAGGTGCGGGAGGCACTGGAACTGGTGCTGGAGGCACTGGGACAGGGACAGGTGGTGCTGGAGGCGCCGGTGGAGGAACTGGGACTGGTGAAACTGGTTCAAGACCAAGACCTGGAGATATTGTTGATGGTATTATAGATGTTATAATAATTGAAAATGGATTTGGTTATCTACAAAAACCAGATGGTAGTTTGGGAGGAGATGGAAGAACATGGGCTGACAGATGTAGAACAAAAGTTAGAAGAGACAATGGAGTTTGGGAGTTCCCATATAATCCAGGAGAAACGGTGGAGATACGGGTTGGTGATTTAGTTCAATTTCCTGGAGATACTGCTTTCACTGCAACAGAAAATTCTTCAATAACTGCACCACCTTGCCCTCCTGAAGATGCAGTTGTTAAAGATCCATCATCTTCAAATGGAACTTTCCCTGTTGTATTGGAACTTGTTGATACTGAAATTTTAGATCCTGGATTTGGTTTTGTAGATGGAGAACCTATCACTGTCACTCCAAGTAATGGCGCAGAATTAGTTCCAAAGATAGGCAATAACGGACAAATCACAGGTATCGATGTTGTTAGAACTGGTATTGGTTTTACTGCCATCCCTGAAATCAATATAGATAGTCTGAATGGTTATAATGCAGTTATTAGACCAGTGTTTAAAGTTGTTAAAGGTGAAAGTGTGAGAAGACTGAGAGAAAGAGGTGTGTTGACTGTTGATGTAGTTGATTGTGTAGGAAAACCATTATGACAGATACAAAAGTAAGTTGGGATTTTTCTCGTATAGGAACAACTCAAGGTGAATTAAGATTTGGTGACGTTGCCCTTGATGGAACAAAACTTGCGGTGCTTCTTCGCAATGTAAATCCATCAAAATCAACAGATCATTTAATGTCATTTATTAATTCTGGAAAGTTTAATGGATCTACCTTGAATGTATGCCCCAGTGCATATCAAATTATTTGTGGAAAGACCCCGGTAGATGGAGTTTCCTTCGTGACATATGCAGAAAATGGTGATATGATTATTGGGGCTCCGAATGGTAGAATTAGAATATTTGCAAAAGATATTGAATTAACTTCAACAGGTAGTAGCAATTCAACTGGATTTATTCAGATGAATGCAAACGGGGGCATTGAAATCAACTCAAGATCAAATATTAATATTCAGACACCTACTAATATTAACGTTACTGCAGAGAAGCAAATTTTAATTGCATCTCCGGGAGAAGTTAAAGTTAGAGGCCCTGGAGGTTGGAGAGCCCCTGTTGATTTTTGTTTTGGACCCATTGTTGGAGGAACAACCACATTACAATTTCTTGATGGACTTAAAAAATTAATTGGTAGTATAGGAGGTTGATATGGCAGATTTTGGTGAACTTTTAGTTGGCGGACAGTTTCAGGTAACTGCAGGTCTTCCCGGAGGTCTTCCAGGACCTCCCCCAACAGTATTTGGAGGTAGTGCTGCAGGACCTCCAGTAAATGGTAGTGCTTGGATTGAAGGACCTATGTTGATTGGTTCTCCAATTGCATATCCATTACCTAGGCCAGCAGCAACTTTTATGTTAGGTAGAACACAAAACTATCTAGCACCAGAATTAAAGGGTTTACCAATACTAGCAATTACAAGTAGGGGGTTTGCACCTACTCCAACTGACTTATTGATCGGAGATCCTGCTGGTATTGTTGGAATATCGATTAATTCATCAACTATCACTGTAACTAATAAAACAACAATTGGTATTTTTTCCAAAAATCTTACTGGAGTAATTCCAAAAGTAAATTTGGTTGGTAAAAAATTAGGTATAATAGCAAAAACAACTGTTACTGGTAAGACCTCAATTATAGGAGTAACTAAAGTTACGCCAAAATTAGCTGTTTTGGGTAAGGCAAATATTAATGGTAGTTTAAGAGTTGCTGGGAAAATATCCAGCCCTACAATTGCAGAATTAAGAGCAAAAATTGCAACTAAAAAGACTAGACCATTTGATATGCCACACCCCAATAAAAAAGGGTGGAGATTGCGCCACGTTTGTATAGAAGGACCAGAAATTGCAGTTTATTGTAGAGGAAAAGTTCCCGAGGATGGTATTATTAATCTTCCATCTTTCTGGGAAGGTCTTGTAAATGTTGAAGATATGTCTATTAACATAACTCCTCTTGGATGTTGGCAAGAACTTTTTGTTAAAGAGGTATTATGGGGTAAGCAAGTTGTAGTTCGCAATAATGCAGGTGGTCCTATTAATGCAGACTATCATATTGTAGCCCGTCGCATAGACGATGACCTGATAGTTGAATATGAGGGAGAATCCCACGAAGACTATCCGGGTGGTAATGAAGATTATTCTTTTGATTTTGAGAGTAATTATGTTGAAAACTTAATTAAAGATACTGTTCGTAGTCATATTGACAGTAAACTGCAAATCGCTGATACAAAATAAATATTCTAAAGATTTATAAAAATGGATCCCAGATATTATAAAATTCTTAATGATACTTTCAGAACGAATTTAGATGAATCGAACACGGCAATTGAAGAAACTCTAGAATCAATCATTGAGTTGGATGGTTCTAAGGCTCCCTATGATGACATTATTTTATCTCTTGATGCAGATATTTTCAATGAAGTAGGAAATGTAAATTCAAAAATTATTGATGTTGCATCTGCATATCAAGATAGGATTAATGTTGGTTGTAGGACTGATGTATTTTGGAGAGTAACTGGGGTTGCGGGAACTGTTTATACGCTAGTTGCAACCAAATTGTCTCTTGCTGGTTATGCAGGAACCCTTCCAACAGTAGAATACTTTGATGGAAGCACAATCACATCTTATGATAATTTTGATATTTTTGGATTTGATTCAGAACCGGCATATGGAATCAAATATTATGACGAACCACTGACAGAAGACCTTGAAGATACTTTTGTTACAAGTTTTACTGGTATTATTGAGTCGGGATCATCCGAATTAATTACACTATCTCCTGTAGGGTCTTCCTCAACAATTGGTATTTCCACATCTTCGGGCCAATTAGTCATCTCTTCAAAACAAGATGTTTTACCATCTTCAAGTAATATTATAGGTATTGGAACCACTACTCTATCGAGATCTATTCTAGGAATATCTACAGAAACTCCTGTCACAACTCTGACACTTGACTCCATTGCAATTGGTGATGCATCCGCTCCAGAATCTGATGGATCTTATGTTACTTTTACCGTCCTTTCTTCAGTATCAGATCTTAATATTGAATATTATGATTTACTTTCAGAAAAGGACCCATCTATTCCACAAATTATTGGCATTATTACTTCTGGCAATCTAGGTATAGGTGTTTCAATTCAATATGATAATTCTGGATTTGAACCAAATGTTATTGCTTGGAATCCTGATGCTTTTGATCCTGATGCATTTGATGAAGAAAACCCCACCGTCACTACTTCTGAACCTGAAGTTGGTGCTGGTAATTTTTATTTCCCAGTAGGATTTTCTTCTTATCCAATTACTTTAAGTGGTGAAAGAGTTTCGGTTGGATTTGTGACAACTGTAAATATTAGTCAAATTGCAGGTATTCTTTCGTCAACATCGCCTTGTCCCACTCAAGAAACTAATTTAACTAATGCAATCAATACATTAAACATTGCGAAGTCTGATATTGCATCTGGTATCAGCACTCTCAATTATAAAATTGATGTGTCAAATACTTTTAGAGAACAACGCAAGGAAATTCAATCCGAAATTTGGACTCTAAGACAGCAAATTGCAGAATTCCGTGCAGATATTATTAAATTTGATAAGGCCCTTAACTTCCTTGGCGTGTCAACGGTGACTGATATAATCTTAGAAACCCCTTGACACCGACCCCTGACGGTGGTATGATACTTGGGTAATCAACGGATGACCTAATGCAAGACGAGTATCTCTCACGCTGCGTGGTGGACCCTATCAAGCGTACAGTGTATTTGTATTCCAATGAAGGGTCAGAGAAAGAAGTGGTATGCGATACCGTGGATGAGTTTATGAACGTGTTAGAGTTTGTTCGTGCTACAGTGGATGCAGAGACTCTCTCATACGCAAATCCACTTTAGCTTCCATTTTTGGTCGGAAAAAATCTTCCGGCAAATCAATCTTATTAGATTTTTTAGGTGGAATATTTATCCCCCATAAATAATAATAGATATGAATAAACTTATGGATGATTTTAGTTGGTTAGTGGGAATTTTTGAAGGAGAAGGATGGTTCGGACTTAAAAAAAGAACATCTAAAATTCAAAACAAAACTTATATCTACTATTATCCTCATATGTCTATTACTATGACGGATGAAGACATCATTAAACGTTTGAGTTCTATTCTAAAACACGAACACTATAGAACTTTCACTCCTTCCGGAAAAAACGTAAAGGGTGAAAACTATAAAACAGCACATCGTTTATCAATCTGTGGACCTAAAGCAATGTATATTGCTGAAAAAATGGAACCTTTCTTATCTGAAAGAAGAAAGGAACAAATTAAATATGCTCGTGAAAATCAATCACGAAAAACAACATATAAAGAAGGATATACTCCGGTAGTTAAAAAACAAACAAATTATGGTTTAATGTTTTAAAAATGAGACCAGAAACAAGAGAATCGATGGAAATGCTGTTCGCAGCAAAATGGAATGTACCAACGGCAGCAAAGAACTGTAATCTTACCAACAAAGAAATGAAGATTACATTCAATGAATACTGCCGTTTACATCCTCCAACTTATGTTGTAGAATCAGGTAGTCAACTCAGTTTCTTCTGAGTTTTTATGCGAGTATGGTGGAATCGGTAGACACACCAGACTTATGAAAATTGAGCCTCATTTGAGAAATCTTATGAGTGTAATTCCTCAAATTCGGTGAAACCTGTAAAATGGCAATACCGAGCCAAGCATCGTAAGATGAAGGTGTAGAGACTAGACGGGGAACACCTAAACCGAAAGGTATGGTGAAGGTATAGTCCAGACCACAAACCGAAAGGGTAGTGAAAACTATAGTGGTACGAAAATCTGTTGGGCGTATGCCCGTGGGAGTTCAAGTCTCCCTACTCGCACTGAGGTTTATCCTCTAAATACTCAAAAGTAATAGGAATATTACTATGAAGTACAGAATTGATGCCGCTTATGTCTGGTACAATCGCGGAAGACAAATCGTTTTAATGTACTTTATAAATTCTATTCCTTTTACTTTTGACGAACTCCCTGACGAATCTTTATTTGACTTGGAGTTAATTGAATTAGCAGACAAAGAAAGACGTTTTGAACCTGAAGACTTATATCAATCTTCTTATTACTTAATTTTAGAAGAATGCCACCCTTTGCTTTATGAGTTGGATTTAGAAAATCCAGAGTGTATGCCTGCTGATTAAATGCCCTTGTAGCTCAGTGGTAGAGCAACGGTTTTGTAAACCGTTGGCCGTCTGTTCGAATCAGATCGGGGGCTTTGAGTTCTATAAAACTCCAAATGTCACTTATTTCACAACAAGACCGCCAAATGGTCATTGAAGCACTTGAGTATTATGTTTACGATATGGAAAAAAATAACTGCAACGATGCGGCAATTTATTCCTACAACACACTCCTTAACTGGATACGACTCGAACACTTCAAACATGAAAATTAATCTTTGGTATTGTGATGGGATGAAGCAATGGCGGTGGACACTGACTGATTCTTCACGCCCTATTAGCAGACAAGAATCTGGTCAAAGACCTTTTCTTCGTGATGCTATGAACGATGTAGCAAATACCGTAGAATATATGTTAGAATGCAAACAAAGTGAGTAGAAATACTTAGATGAAATCAGATTTTTATATAGATAGGGTAGGTAAAGAAGAAATAAAAGAACTTCTTTATACCTATCATTATCTTAAAGACGAATCTAAAGATTTCAAATCGCATTTCAACTATGGGCTTTTCAGATCCTCAGTTTCTGATATTCTTAGGGTTGGTGGGTGCTTGGGCACTTGTATCTTTACTGGGTTACCAGTCCCCGAAATAGCAGTAGGTGCGTTTGGTTTAGAAAGAAACCAACAAGAAGGTATATACGAACTCTCAAGACTTTGTATACATCCCCTTATTCAAAAAGAAGAATATAACATCACATCTTGGTTCGTTAGTCGTTGCATAAGGAGATTTAAAAAAGATGCCCGCGTTCGTGCTATTCTTAGTTACGCTGACAATAATCAGCACTCTGGAATTATATACAGAGCTTGTAATTTTCAATACTATGGTTTGACTGATAAGAAATCGGACTTCTGGATAAAGCAATCTGATGGTTCCTTCATAAAACATTCAAGAGGTCCAATTAAAGGATTAGAAGGTGAATGGAGAGATCGTAGTCGTAAACATAGATACCTGATGATATTTGATAAGGAACTGAAGAAAAGGTTGACGTGGGAAGAGAAATCGTGGTAAAATAAAAAAGGTGATACTAAACCAAACCCCTTCCGTGTGACTTGAAAACCTCCCCTGGAGGTTTTCTTGTAATAAATACTCAAAACTTATTATTAGGTATGACTGAACAACAAAATCATCTTTTTCAAATTGTCGAGCAACAAAAACAAATTATTAATGAGATTAATATTCTTAACGGTCAATTAAATTCAAAAAAAGAGCATCTATATAAACTCCAAGGTGCAATTGAATATCTTGAAGGAATTGGAGTTTCTCTTCCAGAATCAGATACTGAGATTGAAGAAAGTATTGAAGATTAAAAATAAAAACCTCCAGGTGCCTGGAGGTTTTTTTAATGGATAAATAATCTATAACAGAACTTATAAAAGAATAAGATGGGATTAAGTCGTCTTGATAATTTCCTAAAGAATACACGAGGAGAGATTTTATATGTAGATCCTTCAAGTGCTGACTCTACTGATTCTATAGAAAATCGTGGAAATAGTTTAACCAGACCTTTTAAAACTATTCAACGTGCATTTATAGAAGCAGCTAGGTTTTCATATCAGCGTGGATTAGATAATGATAGGTTTGGCAAAACAACTATCATGCTCTACCCAGGAGAGCACATAATTGATAATAGACCAGGATGGATTCCAATTTCTACTAACGGAGGAACCTTCCAAACAAGATCTGGCGATATTGAAACAGACTTCCAAGAATTTGATCGCGCAACAAATTTTGATATTAATTCCGAAAATAACGTTCTTTATAAGTTCAATAGTATCCACGGTGGTGTAATTGTTCCTCGTGGAACATCTCTTGTTGGTATTGATTTAAGAAAAACAAAAATAAGACCAAAATATATTCCAGACCCAGTTAATTCAAATATTGAAAGATCTGCAATTTTTAGACTTACTGGTATCTGCTATATGTGGCAGTTCAGTATTCTTGACGCAGACCCAAATGGTTCTTGCTTCAAAGATTATACAAGCAACTCTTTTGTTCCTAATTTTTCTCACCATAAGTTAACTGCATTTGAATATGCAGATGGTGTAAACAACATTAATATTGATGACAATTTCTTAACCTATTCTGCAGAAAAAACAGACCTTGACATATACTATGAAAAAATTGGAATTGCATATGGTCCTTCAAGTGGCAGAGAAATTCTTCCAGAAACCATCAGTTCTCCTCTCGATATTCAACCAAAAATTGATGAGTTCCGTATTGTTGGTTCAAAAGGTGGTGATGTTGGAATTACTAGTATTAAAGCTGGTAATGGAATAATTCCGACGACTACTGTTACAGTCACTCTAGAAGAAAATGATCTTGGTTTAGATGTTGATACTCCTATTCGTATTGAAGGAATTAATGCTTCTGGATATGACGGCCAATTTGTTGTCAGTGAAGTTGTAAGTTCTACAGAAATTAAATATCAAGTATCTAATCCGCCAGTAGAAGCACTTCCTGCAGTTACTGGATCAACCCTTAACATTTCAGTTGATACCGTTACTTCGGCATCTCCATATGTGTTTAATATTTCTATGCGTTCTGTTTATGGAATGTGTGGTCTTCATGCAGATGGAAATAAGGCTAATGGATTTAAATCCATGGTCGTTGCACAATTTACTGGTATCGGACTTCAAAAAGATGATAATGCATTTGTAAAGTATAATTCAACATCTGGTCTCTATGAAGATAGCACTGTAAGTGGCAATGAGAATATTCATACAGATTCTAGAGCAAGATTTAAACCAGATTATGAAAACTACCATATTAAGTGCTCCAATGAAGGATTTATTCAGGTAGTTTCTGTTTTTGCTATTGGTTATGCAAATCACTTCCTTGCAGAAACTGGTGGTGATTTGTCAATTACCAACTCTAACTCCAACTTTGGTGCAAAAGCATTAGTATCTTCTGGATTTAGATTAAATGCATTTCCAAAAGACGATGTTGGCTATATAACTCATATTATTCCACCAAAAGAATATGAACCTACAGAAACAACATTAGAATTTTCTGCTATTGATATTGCAAAAACAGTTGGAATTGCGTCAACAAATCGTTTATATCTCTATGAAGAAACTAATCGTTGGATTCCCCCAGATAATGTTCTCGAAGGTTATAGAATAGGTGCTAAACCAGGCGACACTTTAAATGTATTGCTATCTCAATCTGGAATTACAACTCAGTTTTCGGCAAGAATTATTATGCCAGATACTGAATTTAGTGGAAATGAAATAACCGCAGAAAAATCATATAGAGTTAGCACTTCTGGAGGTTCTAATAGTATTTCTAGTAATATTATTACACTAACAACTTCACATTCATTGAATGATGGCGAAACTGTAAGAGTATTGAGCAATAATGGCCAACTTCCTGATGGAATAGTTCCAAATCACGTATACTATGCAATTACTACAGGATTATCTGCTAACCAGTTAAAGATAGCACAAAGTTTGAATGATGCTTTAGATGGTTCGGAAGTTAGTATTAATAATAAAGGCGGTGTTTTAACGGTTGTAAGTAGAGTATCTGACAAGCACACTGGTGATGTCGGACACCCTATTCAATGGGATAGTACTGAGGGTCAATGGTATATTAATGTTGCAACTGCTTCGAGTGAGAATTCAATATATTCAAATATAATTGGGTTTGGAACAACCGGTTTAGGTGATGCATCCTCAAGAACTTTTATTAATCGTCAGTATGATGCAAGAATACTGGATGATTCAATCTATAGGGTTCGTTATGTAATTCCAAAAGATTCTCCAGAAACTGCAAGACCTCCTTCAGATGGATTCATTATACAGGAATCAAATTCTACGATTGGAAATACTAATACTGAAATTGCCTATCAATTTAATCCATCATCAGTCACACTTTCAAATGTTACTGATCTAAGAAACCAAAAAATAATTGCAAATGCAACTTGGGATGGAACTCAAGCAAATATTATTACAGAAATTCCTCACAAATTGCAAGTGGGTTCTGAAGTTAAAATTTTAAATGTTGCAAGCACAGGCAATTTAGCTGGAGCTGCGAATTCTGCATATAATGGAACTTTTACCGTAGCGGGAATTAGTAGTTCAAAACACTTTAGTTATGCTCTTGCAAATGATCCTGGAACATTTACAAACGATGTCTCCAGTCGCACTTCTTCACTTCCTTACTATCAAAGAAAGAGATATAATACGACTTATGTAATTTACAAGACTAAAGAAATTAAAAGATATATTAAGAACGAACAGGATGGTATATATCATTTAACTCTTCTGAATGCATCAAATTCTCCAAATGTTGCTCCATTTGATAATGTCAGACTTATACAACCTATTGTTAATCTTTATCCCCAATTAAATAGAGACAATTTAGTTTCTGATCCAGAAGCAACTGTAAGTTATGCTTTACCCGAACCTATCGGACAAGTAACGATAGATGAACCACAAAATAGTATTACAAGAGAAACAATTGAAAAAGTAGTTTCTGATTTTGGATTTGGTGTCGGTGTAGGTATTACTAACATCGTATCAAATGCAACAGGAACAGCACACACGATTTTCACCTCAGCAGATCATGGGCTAAACAGACTAACTGGATTCTCTATTGTTAGTGGAGGAACTGGATATGGTACAGGTGTAGGAACTGAAGTCTTCTATAATGCTAAACTTATTGGCGGATCAGGCACTGGAGAAAACGCAACTGCAAGAATTACAGTTAATTCTGGATCTGTAACCAACATAAAGATTATGGATGGTGGTAGTGCTTTTGGTATTGGAAATACTTTCTCTGTTCTTGGAGTTGCAACCACTACTGGATTTTCTCCTGCTACTGTAACGGTAACATCAATTTATGATAATACCGATGAAATTATTCAGATTACTGGAATTAGTTCCTTAGGATTTAGAAATTACAATAGTCTCTATAGAATTTCTGCAGTTGATCCTGGTTCTTCAAATAAATTTGAAGTTATACCTATATCAGCAGTAACTCCAGTTTCTCAGTCTGGAATTGGTAGTCTTATCACTGTAAATGCTAGTGCTTCTCTGGTTGGCAAATCTGTCGGAGTTTCTTCACTAAGATATAACTCAACAACAGGAATTGCAACTGTCACAACAACCAGTAGCCATGGTTTTAATGTTGATAATGTAATTTCCCTTGGCGGAGCAGACAATTCCCTATATAATGACTCATTTATAGTTAATAGAGTTAATAGTCTATCTTCATTTGAAATTGTAGTTGGAGTAGGAACAACTGCACCTGCAGGGTCTGGAACAATTTATGCATTTAGAAGAGGTATTGCTTCAAATGCAGGAAATGTAACTGTAACTGATGAAAACATTGATGGACGTTTATATGCAAAATATGATAATGTATCCACTACTTTATCTGCTAATATTACAGGACCAACAGTAAATACTATTACTATTCCTGTTACTGGTCTAGACTTAAACGTTGGAGATTATCTTGAAATAGGTAACGAAATTGTTAGAATTAAATCAACGGTAACGAGTAATATAGTTTCTGTTTATAGAGGTGTTCTTGGAACATCAAGCGGCACTCATCCTTCTGGAACAATTGTCAGAAGAATTAAACCTTTCCCTGTAGAACTGAGAAGGCACTCTATTATTCGTGCATCAGGACACACATTTGAATATGTTGGTTATGGTCCTGGTAATTACTCTACTGCATTCCCAGATCGTCAAGATCGCCAAATTTCACCACAAGAAGAAATAGTTTCTCAATCATTCAAAAATGATGGAGGTATCAACTTCTTCAGTGGAATGAATGATAAGGGAACTTCTTATTCTGGCAATAAAAAATTAAGCACCATTTCGGGCCAAGAAGAAATATTTGATACTCCTATTCGAACAATTACTGGTGAAGATATTTCTTTCCAACCTTCAATTAACATCACTAGCGCAGTTGAAGGAAACTTCAGCAATTCAATCAGTGTTGAAGGTGGCCCAGACAATAAAGTAACATCAAAATTTGACGGTCCTGTTGTTTTCTCCAACAAATTAACATCAATATCGGACAAAGGAATAGAAGCACATTCATTATTCTTACAAGGTGATGCTACTATTTCTAGAAACTTTACTGTTGGTGTTTCCACCCCAACGAATGCAGGAAACCCTGGAGATGTTGTTTATAAGGCAACTCCAGAAAGTGGTGGTTATAGTGGTTGGGTTTATACTTCACATAATGACTGGAAGAGATTTGGACCTATTAGTACCTCATCAAGTTCTGTCAATATAGTTGTCGATCAAATAGATGCTACATCATTCATTGGAACATTCATTGGGGATGGATCAAATCTGACTAATGTTTCTGATATTTGGGAAGTTGATGCTATTGGTATTCATACTAATACTCCTATTGGTATTGGAACTACTAGTGCAAGAGCAGGTTTCGGTCTGTATGTTGAAGGTAGTACATCAATTAATGGAACTCTAAGAGTTTTTGAAATTATTGAAACTGCAACTATTAGTTCTGGCATTTTGACTGCAACAACTCAAAATATTGACTTGGGTGATAATAATGTTTACTATTATACTTCAGAGGCCGCGGACAACTGGACTATAAACTTTAGAAGTAATGCTTCTCAGACTTTGAATGACTTCTTGACAGTTGGAGAATCTACAACCGTTGCAATATTGACAACTCAAGGATCCACTGCATATTATAACAGCACGGTTCAAATCGATGGTGTAAACCAATCCGTAAAATATTATGGAGGTGTTCCAATAACTTCAGGAAACCCCAATAGTATTGACGTATATACCTATGTAATTATTAAAACTGCAGCGAATACCTACACGGTTCTTTATTCTCAGTCTCAATATACTTAAGGAGAAAGATAAATGAGTCCACTTCTAGGTGCCATAGGAGATGCCTCTGAATACGCATACAGAGGAACACTTGATGATGTCCCTGAGGATTTTAATTTTACTAGTATAGTTGATGCGGAGCCAGGTGTAGCATACACAACTGGTCCAATTACAATTACTGGACTCAACAATAAAGTTCAAGTGGTTGTGAGTGCAGGAGCATCAATTGCCGTAAACAGTGGTATCTTTACAAGTGGACCAACATTTATAAGAAGTAATGACACAATAGCAATTTATACTCCAACTACTCAAGGAACTGATGATGATTTTTCTAAAACTTATACAATAACAGCAACGGTTGGCCAAACTTCAAAAGATTGGACTGTAACAACAAGAGATAAAGATTCATTACCAGATTCTTTTTCATTTACAACCGCAACGAATCAGGAACTTGATACTACGGTAACAAGTAATACAATTATTTTATCTGGATTAGAACCAACAGTTTCTTCAGGAGCACTTATTACATCTGGTATTGGATCTTTTAGCAAAAATGGAGGAGTTCCAGGAACTGCTTCTACTGTAGGAAATGGGGATTCATTAGCTGTTGTATTACAATCTCCAATTGATTATTCAAAAACAAACACAACGACATTGCAAGTTGGTACTTTTAGTACTGATTTTTCTGTTGTAACCAGAGATGCTGATACTACAGTAGACCAATTTTTCTTTACCAATTTTACAAACGTAGCTATATCATCTTCTTTTGACAGCAACTCAATTACTCTAAGTGGCGCAGATACAAATACTGTAGATGCACCTGTTCCATTAACTGCAACAGTAACTGGTGGATTTTTGAAAGTAGATAGAGGTGCTATCCCCATTAGAGATTTTAGTGTAGATCCTATTACGGTTTTTAATGGAGATACTCTCACCTTAAAAATTAATTCTTCTCCGAGTTATAGTGAAATCAGAAATGCAACATTATCTATCACTGGGGTCAATACTCCTGTTGGGGTTGCAAGCACATTTAGCGTTACGACAAGGCCAAATATAAGTGATACTGTAGTAAATAACTTCCAATTCGTAGATAAATCAAATCAAGATAGAGGTGTACTCGTAATTAGTGATCCAATCACAATTTCTGGCATAACAACAGGTGCTGATGATTTTGCAAGTATTTTTCTAACAAATAATGCTGATGGTGGAGAGTTTAGAATAACAAGAAATGGAGTCGTTGTCAGAGATTTTGGTACTGCAAATAGTGGAGTTCGCCAAGGAGATCTTGTAGATCTTAGAATTAGAACATCACCAGCATCTGAAGGAACTGTTCTTACTAATGTGAATATTGCAGGAACAGATAATAATGATATTAATAATGTTTTTAGTCAAACACGTACTGATACCTGGGTGGTTAAAAGTGCTAAGAGAAACTGTCCCCTATCTTTACCAACTTTTCAAACCGTTACTGGCGTAAATCCTGGTACAGTTCAATCAGTTACATTTATTCCAGCAGGTTATGATACTGACTGTAATGTAAAAGTCAGTACATCAAATTCAAATTCTACTCTTTCTGTAGGAGGTACAACAGGAAATAATTTAGTAGTTGCTCCTGGAGTTGCTTGTACGGTATTTTTGACTGCAGGATCATTTGGCCAAAGTAGGACCACAACGATAACGTTAACTGCAAATAATAATATTCCAACTCCAATTTCTACAACATCCAATTTCACAGTAACTACAAGAGCATCATCAGATCCCACAATTACTAGGTTTACCGTAACTCCAAGCACAGTTCAATGCGGACAACAAGCAGTCATAGAGTGGGCTACACAAAATACAGTTTCTATTTCACCTAGTGGATTCTCTGGAGTAACTACATCAGGATTTGCTTTTGTCACACCAACATCAAATACAACTTATTCATTAACTGCAACTGGACCTGATGCAACCACACAAACACTAAGTGTGCCGGTTATTGTTACGGGAGTAACTAACGCAACTCTACAAGCAGATTTTCAGTCAATTCCTTTTAATGACACTGCAACTTTATTCTGGAGTACTCAAGGTGCAGCATTTATTTCCAATAATTTTGGTGCTCCCAGCAGTCAATTAAGTGGTTCAAAAGTTGTTGGCCCTTTAAAGCAAACAACAACATATACTCTAACTGCTTTTTCAGGATCTTCGTGTCCAAATTCTCCACAACGATCAGTAACCATCAATGTTGCTCCCTGTACCGAAGAAGTTACAACAGAAAGTATTGTGTCGGGAGTAGATCTAACATTCACTGTCGCCAATGCTGGTAATGGTTTTGCCGATTATCTTACTAGTTTTGGTGGTTTTAATCTTTCTAGTCCAGCAAGAGCACCTATTAGCGGTGGAACCCAAACTTTTCAATCCGGACCTACCCTTGGGTCATATGGTGCAGGAACTTGCTCTAGTTTTCAATCAGATTCTTGTGTGGCATTCGCTCAATTCAATTCTCCTTCTCAAGCTTGGCAAGTTCCTGCTGGAGTTACTCAAATTCAAGTAACTGTTCTTGGTGCTGGTGGTGGAGGAGCAGGAGGAGGTTCCTCTGTGAGAGGTGGACGTGGTGGAGATGGAGCTCAAACTTCAATAACTGTAAATGTTAGTCCCGGACAATTTGTTAGATATGATGTTGGTGCTGGAGGACAAGGAGGTCCACAATGTGAGTCGGGTAATATTGGTGGGGGTGGTATTGGTGGTGGACCAGGAGGAACAACATTTGCCAGATTTGATAACGGACAGTTTTGTTATGCAACAGGTGGTGGAGGCGGCCGCAGATCTAACTTCCAAACTCTTGATGGATCTCCTGGATTTAGTGATCCTGGAGGAAGTCTTAATTTCAGTAGTGGAGGTCTTGGTGGTACTTCTGGAAACTTCCGTGGAATATGTATCGGCGGTAGAGGAGGCCAGGGTCAGGGAGGAAGACTTTTCATAACTTATACGCAAAATATAGAGGGCGCAAGTTGGAGTTCTCTTCTTAGCACAATTGTTAATCAGTTCCAATCATCTTTTAATAGAAAACCAACTGCGGATGAAGCTTTTGAATATATAAGTCAATACGTAAATTCTAGTATAGATCTTGGTACTTTAGCTTCACGAATTTCTTCTTCTGGTGCATTTAGATCTTCTACTGGTCTCATATCTTTTTGTGGCGCTAGATTATAATAAAACTATAATTATTTAAATGTGTGTCATATCATAAATACTTAAAAGTTTCTATACCATAACCAATGGCAGCAGTAAGCGAAGTACATTTAGTTATTCATAAAGGAACTTACTTTGAGGAAACCTTTTCATTAAGTGCGGAGGATGGTGGTGTTCTTAATTTGACAAACACTACTGCAGTTTCAAAACTCAAAAAGCATCCAACTGCTGGTATTGCTTACACTTTTTCTACCACTATTACAGTTGGTGATAGTACTGTAAAGATTTCAATGCCAGGGGCTTTAACTCAAACTTTACCCAGCGGTAGATGTGTTTATGATTTGGTTTTAACATCTTCTAGTGGATTGCATTCCAAAGTCGTAACAGGAACCGCACTAGTTCAGGAGTCAGTAAGCGTATGACTTACCAAGTTAGAGTATCTTCAAAATCTAAAATCAAAGCAACCGTAGCATCAGGAGTAATCATGGCTAGAACTCTGGATGAACTATTAGATGTAGATGTCTCTGGAGTAAATGATAAGTATGTGATTATGTATGACGCAACAACGCAGAAATATACTGCGGTTAATCCAGATGAAGTTTTCTCTGCAGCAACGTCAGAACCAATTCAACCTGGATTACCTAATGATTTTATGGATATGTTGGATGACGATTTGGATAACCGTATTGATTTCGATGGCGGCAGTTTTTGAATACTAAATAATAATATAATAAAAAAAAGAAGAAGATGACTGCACCTGTTATTCAGTTTAAGAGGGGTCTTCTTGCTAATCTTCCCGGTTTAAGGGCAGGTGAACCTGGTTTTACTACAGATAGTTACGATCTGTATGTTGGTCTTACCTCAGAAACATCAACTAATAAATTCTTTGGATCTCATAGATATTGGACTAAGGAAACAGAATCTACTGGAAGTGGATTAAACCTTGTAGAGGGAACTTCCAATGGTTCTGATTATATTACTATCCAATCTCCCAATTCTCTTGCTGGAATTGTAACTTATATCCTTCCAGGAGTTCAAGGTGCCGTTCAAAGTGTATTAACAAATGATGGAAGTGGAAATCTAACCTGGGCTAGTGGTTCGCTGAACGCAGTATTCAGTGGTATTACTACGATTGGTGGAGATTTTCTTGATGTAAATGTCAACAGTGATTTTGCTGGCATCACGACATTCAGCAATACCGAAGATAATACATTAGGCGATCCAAATACAGGTGCCGTTCAAATTGACGGTGGTTTAGGTGTTGATAAGAACGTAACGATTGGAGCAGGCCTCTCTGTTTCTGGAGAATCATACTTTATTGGCACTGCAACCTTCTATGGTGGTACTTTAAATCTTGGTGATAGTGATGGAGATAATATTAACGTAGCTGGTGAGTTTGTTTCCAATCTAACTCCAAATGCTGACGATACATATGATATTGGCGATAATTCTACACCTAAGAGATGGAGACACTCAGCATTCTCTGGTGTAGGTACATTTGCAACTGGTGTTGTTGCCGACAATGTTCGCCTTGGAATTGGAGGTAATGGCGTAGTTGATACTACATCAGGTTCTCTTTATCTAGATTCGGCAAGTGGAACTACAATAGTTAATGACCGTTTAGATGTTCTTGGTGACTTAGATGTAGCCGGAAACGTTTTCATTGGTGGAACAACAGTTACTCTTCGTGGTGAAGATGTCTTCATTGAAAACAAAGATATTGTTCTTGGATATACAACTTCAATAACTCCAAATGATACAACTGCAAATCACGCAGGTGTTGCCATTGCATCAACAGAAGGCACTCCGTTAGTACCTTTTGCTGCATCTGGAATTAATACTCTTCCAGACACATATAAGCAATTGATGTGGTTCCGTAGCGGAACTCTTGGATTTGCAACTGATGCATTTGCCTTTAACTATGGTGTGGCAATTGGAACCACAACAATGGCAGACGGAGTTCGTCTTGCTGTTGGTTCTAGCGTTACAATATCTGATGATACTATTACGGCACCAAATTTATCATTAACTTCCGCAACAGTAAGCAACTTAACACAAGGCAGAGTTGTTCTTGCAGGAGCATCAGGAATTCTTGAAGATAGTGCAAATCTTACTTTTGGCGCGGGTGGTTTAATAGTTGGTGCTGGTGGAATTAATGTTACTGGAGTTTCAACATTCTCGACAGATTTGGTTGTTGGTGGTGACGTAAGAATTAACGGCAACGATATTCAAGCATCTGATGGAAATGCTAATATCACATTAACTTCCAACACACTAACAGCATTTGCGGGTGATATTAGAGTTAATGGAAATGATATTCAAGCATCCGATGGAAATGCTAATATCACGCTAACTTCAAATACCCTGACAACATTTGCTGGTGATATTAAGGTCTCCGGTAATGATATTCAAGCATCTGATGGAAATGCTAACATTACATTAACCTCTAATACATTAACCACATTTGCTGGTGATATTAAGGTTACTGGTAATGACATTCAAGCATCTGATGGTAACACCAATATTACATTAACCTCTAATACATTAACAACATTTTCTGGTGACATTAAGGTTACTGGTAATGACATTCAAGCATCTGATGGAACTACTGCCATCACAATGTCCTCCGCAAATGTTACTGTTGCTGGAGACTTAACTGTCGGTGGTAGTGATATTAAGGCAGCAGACGGAACTACTGCATTAACACTTGCCAATTCTACTGGTGCTGTTACCACATCAAATGACTTGACCGTTAGTGGAAATCTTTTTGTTTCTGGCAACACAACTCAAGTCAATACAGCAGCTCTAACTGTAGAAGATAGAACGATTGATTTGGGTATTGTGAATGGTGCTGCACCAGCATCTTCAACTACTTGGGATTTGGGTGTCCTTTTTAATTATCATTCAGGTGGTTCTGCAAAGAAATCTGCGGTTATTTGGGAACACGGAGACACCAGATTTAAGTTTGCAAGTGTTCTCTCTGCAGATACTGATGGTTCTGATAATAGTACTCCACAACTTTCAGTTACAACCTTTGCTCCCATCGAAATTGGTGCATTATGGGTAAATGATTGTGCTGGTTCCTCTCAGGTTATTTCTTGCACTGGCACTGAAAGATTCCTTGAGAATATCACTATTGATGCTGGAACTTTCTGATAATTTAAATTAGATAATCTCTAAATACACCTAGTCAACTAGGTGTATTTTTTTATGTCTGAAGAAGATTTGAAGTTGGTTCTTTCAAAATATCAACAAAAAACATTTGAGTTATTCAACCAAAATATTGTATTGGAAACTCAAGTAGAAAAACTAAATTCAACAATACAAGTATTAAATTTAGAATTAGAAAAGTTAAAGAAGCCTAAAAGAGGAGCAAAAGCGGAGGATGAATTCTCATAAATAATAAAAACTCTTATATAAGAGTTTCTACGGTCTCTACCAAAATGAGAGGTTGAATGGCAGATCCAAATATAAGAATTAAACGATCTTCGGTTCCCGGGAAAGTTCCATTACCAGGACAACTTCCTTTAGGAGAACTAGCTCTCAATACTTATGATGCAGAATTATTTGCTCGTAGAGAACGTTCAGGCATTGGCACCGATATTGTAAGACTTGGTGCAGGCGCAACAGTTACTAATATTTTATATGTCACACAAGACGGAAGCGACTCCAACACAGGAAAAAAACTTGGAGACGCAAAAAGAACAATCGGAGCAGCACTCACAACAGCAACAACAGGAACAGTTATTAAAGTTAGTGCTGGATCTTATATAGAAAATAATCCTCTCACAATACCAGAACAAGTATCAATTGTTGGAGATAGTTTAAGAGAAGTATCAGTATCTCCACAGAATGCAGATCAAGACTTGTTCTATGTCTCAAATGGCAACTATATTGCAGAAATGTCTTATACAGGCACTCTCAATAATGGAAAGGCAATATTTGCATTCAATCCAGAAGAAATAGGATATTTCGATCAGTCTCCTTACGTCCAGAACTGCACTAATTTCATTCCAAATAGTATTGGAATGAGAATTGATGGACTAAAAGCCATTGGTCCAACAAAATCAATGGTTGTTGATAGTTATACTCAATACAATCAAGGTGGTATTGGTGTTTCTATTACTAATGAAGGTTACGCACAACTAGTTTCAATCTTCACTATCTGCAACGATACAGCAATCTATTGTGGTAGTGGTGCTGCTTGCGACCTTACAAACTCTAACTCATCATTCGGAAACTTTGGTTTAGTTGCTGATGGTCTTGGACCACTAAAATATACTGGAATCATTACTGCAGCGGCCGCAGAAAATGCATTTGAGTTTGTATTGGACCTAAATGTTCCAACACTGAACGTTACAAACGCACTTTATGATAATACTACGGGTCTTACAACAATTACTGTAGATTCCAACCATAATTTTAATGTTGGAATGGGAGTTTCGATTGTTGGACTTGGATTTACTTGCCCTTCAGGTCCTGGAATTGTAACATATCCATCTGGCAATAAAGGATATGTTTTTGAAGTACAAGCAACTCCTTCATCAACTTCTTTTGAGGTTTATGTTGGTGTTTCTACACTACAACATACTTATGATTCTGGTGGAACTGTAAAGATTAATGCAGTTCGTCCTTTTGACGGTCAGGTGATTTATTTTGATTCTTTATATTACACAATTGATGGAGTTACCGTAAGTTCTGGTGGAACTGGATATACAGATAATGTTGATATTACTTTTGATGATCCAAGTGAACCTTGGGGTATTCCAGCAACTGCTATTGGAGAAGTTAAAGATGGTGTAGTGACTAATGTTGAAATGATTTCAAATGGAAGAGGATATACAACAGCACCAACCGTGACATTTGCTTCTCCCGATGTAGGCATAAACACTGCAACCGGAGAGGCACATTTAGTTCCGACTTATTATGTTATTCAAAGTTCAACACCAATTTCTGCTGGAATTTGTACCATAACTATTACAGATAATGTTCCTTATGCGATTGGGGTTGGTACAACAGTTCCATTCTTTAAGCAAAGTCGTGTATTAGCTTCAGGCCACTCAGTTGAATATATTGGTTCTGGAACAAATATTGCTGCAGCTCTTCCTCAGAATGGAGGAATACCAATTCAAGATAATGAAACTGTTTCTCGTAATGGTGGTCTGGTTGTTTATACTACAACCGATCAGTCTGGTAATTTTAGAATTGGCGATGGTGTTGTTATTAATCAACAAACTGGAACTATTACCGGAACATTTTTCTCAAAGAGTTTATTTTCAACCGTGACGCCTTTCATACTCGCACTAGGAGGAGACTAATACAATGGCACTAGCACTTAATATATTTAAAACTGTTACATCGATTGTTGATACAACTCCAGTTGTGGTTTATACGGCACCAGTTGGTTATACAGGTGTTGTTCTTTTAGCACAAGTAGCAAATACTGGTGTAACTTCTGAAGACACAACATTCGTCCATCGTAGAAATTCTACGGATACTGAAATATTAAAATCATTTCCAATTGCTTCGCACGATACTGCAAATCTTCTTGTAGGAAAATTAGTTCTTGAAAGTGGAGACAAATTAGTTTTATCTGGTAGCAATAATACCAATCTTAAGTTTATTGCAAGTATTTTAGAAACACTCAACTAATATAGAAATCAATGTCTAAGTATACCAGTAATCGTCAAAGAAATTTAAAGATTGGTATTAGTTCTTATACCGATAGTAGTACAGTATTAGAAGTTACTGGTAGAGTTGGTATTGGTACATCTAATGCTTCTACTAACTTAGATATTAATGGAGACCTGAGAGTTCGTGGAGCACTTTATGATAAGGACAACGAATCGGGTACGACAGGGCAAATATTAGTTTCTACTGCTTCTGGTATTGACTGGCAGAATATTGATAGTATTCAAACAATTGAAACTATCATAAACACTTCTCTTACTGGTATTAACATAAAAGATGAAGGTGTTGGTATTGGAACAACCTTCACTGCAATTAATTTTATAGGACTCGGAGTAAGTGCATCTGCGAATGGAACAACCGCAGATATAACTTTCGAGCAACAGGTAGGTCCTCAAGGTATTCAAGGTACTGAAGGAACTCAGGGCACTCAAGGTATTCAAGGTACTCAAGGTACTCAAGGAATTCAAGGCAATGAGGGAACTCAGGGCACTCAAGGTATTCAAGGAGTTCAAGGCACTCAAGGTATTCAAGGTACTGAAGGTACTCAGGGTATTGAAGGCCCAGTAGCAGGTTCTGCATATCAAGTTGTTTATAAAGATGGGTCCAATGTTGCAACAGGATCAACTAATCTGACCTTTAATGGAACTGAGTTAGTCACTTATGATTTAACAGTTCTCAATAATACAGATATTAATGGCAATCTGAATGTTGATGGAACTATCACAATTGGTGGTACAACAGCACAATTAAACACTCAACAATTAACAGTATCGGACCCAGATATTGTTCTTGGTTTAGGAACTGATTTTTCACCAACAGATATTACCGCAAGTCACGGTGGTATTGCGATTGCATCAACTGAAGGAACTCCTCTTGTAAGTCTTGCGATTGGTGGCGAAACCAACCCAGACACATATAAGAAAATTATGTGGTTCCGTGGTGGTGATATTGGTGCTGGATATACTGATGCTTGGTTATTTAACTATGGAGTTGGTATTGGTTCCACACAAGTTCCAATTGGCGTAAGACTTGCTGCTGGCGGAATGCAAGTTACTGATAGCACCATCAGTTCTCCACAACTCAATATCTCTGGCGTTTCTACTTTTGGTGGAGTAATTGAACTTGATGGTGGTTTAAAAGATTTCTATGGAAACACGGGAATAGGAGGTTCAATTCTTGTTTCTACTGGTACTGGTGTTTCTTGGACCACTCCATTTGCTGCCGGTATCCAGGGTATCCAGGGCACAACAGGTTCTCAAGGTACTGAAGGATCTCAGGGTACTCAAGGTATCCAGGGTATTGAAGGATCACAGGGAACTCAAGGTATTCAGGGTATTAAAGGTGAAGATGGTATAATTGGTGTTAATGGAGCTCAGGGTACTCAAGGTATCCAGGGAATTCAAGGTATTCAGGGAATTCAAGGTTCAACTGGATTAAACGATTGGGAATTAAAAACAAGCACTTATACTGCAGTAAGCGGTGACAGATTAATTGCCAATACATCTGGCGGCACTTTTACAATTAATCTTCCATCAAGTCCTTCATTAGGAGATAATGTTGCTATTGCTGATGGATCAAACTGGGAAACTACAAATCTAACAGTTAGTAGGAATGGATCAACAATTGAAGGATTGAGTGAAGATTTTACTTTAGATATTACGGGTACTGTCGTTCAATTTGTTTATGATGGATCAACTTGGCAGGTTTATGCAAATATTGGAACTCAAGGAACTACAGGAGCACAGGGGACTGCAGGAAGCCAAGGTATTCAAGGTTTTAGTTTTAATAAAACTATTGATACTTTTACCGCAACTGAGGGCCAAACAACATTTACAGTTAATTATGTTGTTGGATATGTTGATGTTTATTTGAATGGAGTTCATTTATCAGAATCTGAATTTACGGCAACAAATGGCACATCTATTATTCTTGCTGTAGGAGCTACAGCAGGAGATCTTATAGATGTAATTAGTTTTACTGCCGCTGGTCCTCAAGGTACTCAAGGTACTCAAGGTACAACAGGTGCAGGTATTCAAGGTATTCAAGGTATTAAAGGTGAAGATGGTATAATTGGTGTTAACGGAGCTCAGGGTACTCAAGGTATCCAGGGAATTCAAGGATTTAGTTTTTCTAGACAAGAAACTAGTTTTACAGCAACTGAGGGGCAAACAACATTTGCAGTTAATTATGTTGTTGGATATGTTGATGTTTATTTGAATGGTATAAGATTAGGTGACGGCGAATACACTGCAACAAATGGAACTAGTATTGTTCTTACTGTTGGGGCTAGCGATGAGGATATAGTTGATGTAATTTCTTTTGAATCTGCTGGACCTCAAGGTACTCAGGGTACGATAGGTATTCAAGGTGCAATAGGAGCAGGGGCTCAAGGTATCCAGGGAATTCAAGGAATATCTGGTGCCAACTTTGACAAATCAACAGTAGTATATACAGCAACTGATGGCCAGACCACATTTGCCGCAACTTATACTGTTGGTTTTGTCGATGTTTATCTAAATGGTATTAGATTATCGCCTTCTCAGTATACCGCAACTAATGGGACTTCTGTTATTTTATCTGCAGGAGCAAGTTTAGGTGATATTATAGAGTTAGTTACTTACACTGGTGGAACTTTAGGAGCTCAAGGTGCTTCTGGCGTTAGCTACGATAAAGCAGTAACTGTATATACTGCAACTGATAGTCAAACAACATTTGCTGTCACTTATACTGTTGGTTTTGTTGATGTCTATTTGAATGGTATAAGATTATCACCATCTCAATATACCGCATCTAATGGAACATCAGTCATTTTATCTTCAGGAGCAAGTTTAGGTGATATTTTAGAATTAGTCGCTTACACCGGAGGAACTTTAGGAGCTCAAGGTATTCAAGGACCTCAAGGAACAACAGGTATCCAAGGTGCTGAAGGTACTCAAGGCACCACTGGAGCACAGGGTACTGAAGGTATTCAAGGCATTCAGGGTACTGAAGGTATTCAAGGTACTGAAGGAACTCAAGGAACTCAGGGTACTGAAGGTATTCAAGGCATTCAGGGTACTGAAGGTATTCAAGGTATTCAAGGCATAATTAGCCCAGTAGCAGGTTCTGCAAATCAAGTTGTTTATAAAGATGGTTCCAATAATTCAACAGGTTCTGATAATTTAACTTTTACTGGCACAAATCTTGGAATAGGAACTAATAATCCAATATCAAAACTTACCGTTCAAGGTGACGCAACAATTAGTGGTATTGTTACTGCAAGTGCTTTTGTTGATGACGGAACAAACCTTCTTACGGAAATCAATACAAAACCATCTACAGGTAAAACTATTGCACTGTCTATTATTTTTGGATGATGCTAAATAACTATCAAGGAGATTTAAACAAATGGCTGCACCCAATATAGTCAATGTAACAAGCGTCTATGGTAAAACTATGGGTGCTGCTTTAGGAGTAACTCTTACTACAAATATTTTAACTTGTCCTGCAAATAAAGTTTTAAAGATTAACTCTATCATCGTTGCGAATGTTGATGGAACAAATAATGCTGATGCGAGTGTAACTTTTTATGATAGTAGTGCAGCAGCAGGATATAGACTTGCAAGTACCGTTACAGTTCCAGCAGATTCTACTTTAGTTGTACTTGGAAAAGATTCACCAATATACCTTGAAGAATCTGATGAAATTCGTGCAGGTGCAAGTGCATCGGGTGATTTAGAAATTATTATTTCTTATGAAGAACTTGATGATGCTTAATAGGAGGTAAGAACAATGCCAAAATGGTTAGGTGGTATATTTGGGAATACGGTTTCTTCTACTGCTGATGGTACTGAAATAAAAGGAGTTTTTAGTTCTAGTGATCGATATTATATGAAACGAGAGGGGGGTGCGGCATTTGCGACTTATTCTGTATCTCCTTCTACAACATCACTTAATGAAGGTTCATCGGTTACTTTTACTGTTAGTACCTTTAACGTTTCTGACGGTACTACTTTATATTGGACTTTAAATACAGTTTCTGGAACCATCAATGCATCTGATTTTACTGGTGGAGCAACTTCTGGTTCTTTCACTATTACAAGTAGTTCTGGTTCTGTTGTTCTTACGCTAGCAAATGATTCAACCACAGAAGGTTCAGAATCATTCCAATTACAAGTAAGAAAAGACAGTACTTTGGGAACTGTTGTTGCAACTAGTTCAACAATAACAATCGGAGATACTTCACTAACTACAGTTACAGCAACTGGTGGAACTGTTATTGATAGTGATGGATTTAGAATTCACGTCTTTACATCTCCAGGTTCCTTTGTAGTTTCTAATGCAGGTCCGGGAACTGTTGAGTATCTTGTGGTTGCTGGAGGTGGTGGTGGTGGAACTGGAGATGCTGGTGGAAGAAATGGTGGTGGAGGTGGTGCCGGTGGTTTTAGAACTGCTACTGGATTTTCCATAACTGCAACCACATATCCTATTACTGTAGGTGGTGGAGGACCAACAGGAGGTTCTGGTGGTGCTGCTCCTAAGGGAAGTCCTTCAATATTTTCAACAATAACTTCTGCTGGAGGTGGTGGAGGTGCAGGTGGACTTGTAAGCACAAACGTAGCTGCATCTCCTGGTGGTTCTGGTGGTGGTGGTCAGAATGCATCTGGAGGTAATGGAAATGATCCACCAGTTTCACCACCACAAGGAAATGCTGGAGGATCTACTGGAAATGCTTGTGGTGGCGGCGGTGCTGGAGGAGTAGGGTCATCTTCTCCTTCAGGTTCTGGTGGAGTAGGGTCTCCAATCACTTGGTTACCAGCATCTTATGGAACTCCAGGGCCTGCACCAGGTAGATACTTTGCTGGTGGAGGTGGTGGAGGAATTGCTGGTACTGGAGGTGCCGGTGGTGGAGGTAACAACATAACACCAGGTACAACAAACACTGGCGGTGGTGGCGGTGGTGGAAGAGGTCCTGGAGGAACTCCTGTCACTGGTGGTTCTGGTGGTTCCGGAATCGTTGTAATCAGATATCCCATATAAAATTTAATAAATACTTAGAAAAAAGTAAATGGATAAGACCAGACAATCTGCAAATCTGGTTTCGGAAAATAATATTTTTTCCGATATCACTAATAACAGAGTTGGTATAGCAACCACAAATCCAACATCAACACTTCAAGTCGTCGGTGATGCAACAATTAGTGGTGTTGTTACTGCATCAAGTTTTGTTGGAAATCTAACTGGTACGGCATCCACAGCAACAGAAGCAGGAACTGCTTATGGACTAACTGGAAGTCCTAATATTACTGTTGGAACCGTTACTGGTAACTTAACAGGAACTGCTTCTACAGCAACAGAAGCAGGAACTGCTTATGGACTAACCGGAAGTCCTAATATTACTGTTGGTATTGTTACTTTATCAAGTGCGGTTGTTAGTGGAAACGTAAGTATCGCAGGAACTCTTACATACGAAGATGTAACGAATGTAGATTCGATTGGGATTGTAACAGCTCGTGCTGGTATTGTTCTTGGACCAACAGCAAATACAATTCAGTTAGGAACAGGAACCACGATTAGTTCTCCAAGTTCTGATACATTTACTGTAAGTACTAATGGTAGTGAGAGAGTTAGGGTTGATTCGAGTGGGAGACTGGGTATTGGCAATACGAGTCCTGATACAAAACTAGATTTAGATGGCGCGTTCTTCTTGCGGCCAACATCAGAGTCATTCCCGTCTGAAAATGGCGGGGGCCTAAGGATTAGATCGGACACGTCGACTCTTGAACTACGGGGATTACAATGGACACCCAGTGTTGTTTATTACGATATAAATTATCAGGGACTGCAGCATTACTGGAGTGTTAACGGTAGTGAGAAAGCGCGCATCGACAGTTCCGGAAGATTTGGCTTGGGTACGTCGAGTCCTGGAGCAACTCTTGATGTTTCGGAAACTTCATCGGGCGCAACAGTCACAAGTCTGTTCCTGCGCAACCCTGCTGCTTTAGCTGCTGGAACTGTTTCTCGTCTTGCAATGACTGCTGTCAATACAGGCAGTCGATTTGCATATATAGATGCTGGAGTCACTGGAGCATCCGATAACGGGCATTATTTAGCCTTTGGAACCAACCCTGCTGGGGGTGCCCCGACAGAAAAAGCCCGAATATCATCATCAGGTGGTTTCTCAGTAGGAACCACAGCAAACCCTGGAGCAGGAGCAATCTATGCAACAGGAGACATCACTGCATTCTATTCATCAGACATCAGATTAAAGAAAGATATTGAACCAATCTCAGAACCCATCAAAAAACTGATGGAGATTTCTGGTGTTACTTATAAGTGGAATGAAGAATATCTGAAAGATAAGGATGTTGATGGATACTTTGTAAGAGAAACTGAAGTTGGTGTGATTGCACAAGATGTTGAGAAAGTTCTCCCAGAAGTTGTTGCAACTCGTGAGAATGGATATAAGGCAGTTAGATATGAGAAACTGGTTGCTCTTCTGATTGAAGCAGTTAAAGATCAACAAAAACAAATCGACGAACTGAAAGCAAGATTAGAGGAGGTTTGATAAATGGCAACACCTTCAGGTCAGATTGCATTTTCTCAGGTAAATGCTGAGTTAGGAGTTTCTCCAACATCAACACAAGCAAATATGGGTTCTGCACCTTTTAGAGGTCTTGCAGGTGTTCCTTCTGGCCAGATTTCGATGAGCAATCTAAGAGGTAAGAGTAGTTTTAGTGCGACTGGTGGAACTGTTATTGATAGTGGAGGATTTCGAATTCACGTCTTTACATCTCCAGGATCTTTTGTAGTTTCTGGTTCAGGAACTGTAGACTATCTTGTAGTTGCTGGTGGAGGTAGTGGTGGATCTGATGGAGGGGCCGGTGGTGGTGCTGGAGGATTTAGAACTGCTACTGGATTTCCTGTAACTGCAACCACATATCCAATTACAATTGGTGGAGGTGGAACTGGAGGAACTGGAGGTACAGGTAGTGATGGATCTGTCTCCACCTTTTCTACAGTAACTTCTACTGGTGGTGGAGGAGGTGGGTGGTATGCAATTGGAGCAGGAAATGCTGGCCGAGCAGGAGGTTCTGGTGGTGGAGGAGGTGGTGGAAGTGGCGGTGGTGGGTCCGCAGGAGCAGGAAATACTCCACCAGTATCTCCACCACAAGGAAATCCTGGAGGAGCCGGGTTTCCTGGAGGTTGTGCTGGTGGATGCCCTAATGCTGGCGGTGGTGGAGCAGGAGCAGCAGGAGCAGCAGGAGGAACTTCTCCCGGAATTCCTGGAGGAAATGGAGGTCGAGGTGGTACAGGTTTACCAATCACTTGGTTACCAGCATCTTATGGAACTCCAGGACCTGCACCCGGTAGATACTTTGCTGGTGGAGGAAGTGGAAATAGTAATAACGGAGCAAATACTCCAGGCGGTGTCGGTGGAGGGGGTAATGGTGGATTTAGAACTTCCGGTCTTGGAAGTCCAGGAACCACAAATACTGGAGGCGGCGGCGGTGGAAGTGATGTAGGAAACCCTAGTGGAAACGGTGGTTCCGGAATAGTCGCAATCAGATATCCAATCTAAATAAAACAAAAACAATATGGCTCACTACGCAGAACTGAATGAAAACAATGAAGTAATCTACGTTGCCTATATGGATAACGAGACTATTACTGATGAAAATGACAATGAAGTAGAAGAACTTGGTATTCAACATCTTCATACTCATCACGGTGCAGATCGTAGATGGGTAAGAACATCATACAGAGGTAACTTCCGCAATAAGTATGCTGGTCTTGGAGATACTTATAGAGAAGATCTTGATATGTTTATTTCTCCCCAACCATTTGCATCTTGGATTTTGAATGAAACGACAGGTCAGTGGGAAGCACCTACACCTCAACCAGAACTTACTGAAGAACAACTAAATGATGAAACATACACCTATTACTATTTCTGGGATGAAGAAACTCAAAGTTGGTCCTTAAATCAAATTGAAAAACCAACAGAACAATCTGCATAATTTTTGAGGGAGTTATTATGTTTAACTTATTTCGTCAATTTTTCATCAAAAAACCATACACCTGTTGTATGGAACTTCATAACGCTCTTGGTTGTTATATTTCAATTCATCATCCCTCATCAGGTCCGATTGAAGGATACAACCAGTTTTTCTATGAAAATAACTTTATAATTATAAGTAATCTAAGAGAAGAACAAAATGTTTCTGATGTTCTCTCTTCCGTTTATTCCTTTGATATGAAGAGTTCAAACATCAAAATCATTAAGGGTAAGAAAAAAGTTTATCTACCAAATAAAACATTTGTTTCTTTAGATGAGAACTCTGTGTTTGTTTATGATAAAAGTAAAATTAAAATTGTTTGATAAATACTTTAAAAGTAAAGTAAAGTAGTTAATAACACCAATGCCTTCCCTTTCTTCTTTTATAGGTTCATCATACATAGGAGCTCAAGGTGTTCAAGGCATTCAGGGAACACAGGGAACACAGGGAATTCAAGGTCTTGATGGTGAATATGCCGCGCAAGGAATACCGGGAACTCAAGGCACTCAAGGTACTACAGGTACTACGGGTGCTCAAGGCGATACTGGAACTCAAGGTACTGAAGGAACTCAAGGAACTCAAGGTACTGAAGGAACTCAAGGTTTAGAAGGTCCCCAAGGCATTCAAGGTACTGAAGGAACTCAAGGTACTGAAGGAACTCAAGGAACTCAAGGTTTAGAAGGTCCCCAAGGCACTGAAGGTATTCAAGGCGCTACTGGAACTCAAGGTTTAGAAGGTCTCCAAGGTACTCAAGGTACTCAAGGTATTCAAGGCCCTCAAGGAACTCAAGGTTTAGAAGGTCTCCAAGGTACTCAAGGTACTCAAGGTATTCAAGGCCCTCAAGGAACACAAGGAACACAAGGAACACAAGGAACACAAGGAACACAAGGAACACAAGGAACACAAGGAACACAAGGTATTCAAGGTACATTTGGACCATCAACAATACCTCAAAACTCACAAACATCGGCATATGCTCTTGCTATTGGTGATGTAGGAAAACATATTTCTATTACTACAGGCGGAGTTACAGTTAACTCTGGCATATTCAGTGCAGGTGATGCAGTATCCATATACAATAATTCTTCTGGCAATCAAACAATTACTCAAGGCGGATCAGTGACGATGTATCTTGTTGGAACAGCAACAACTGGTAATAGAACATTAGCACAAAGAGGTGTTGCTACTATTCTTTGTGTTGCTTCAAATACGTTTGTAATCTTCGGAGGAGGTTTAACCTGATGTCAATACTACAAAACTTTTTTGCAAGTGCTGCAGCTGCATCTCCAGTTTCTATTGAAGTTCTTATGATGGCTGGCGGTGGTGCAGCAAACAATACAAGTACAAGTATGGGTGATGACGGATTCCCATGGGGCGTTGGTGGCGGCGGTGGCGGGGGGGGTTTATATATCTATTCCACTACTTTAGCTCCTGGGACAAGTAGAACTGTTACTGTTGGTGGTGGTGGTGCCGTTCCAAGTCCAGCTGGATCTAACACCTCATTTACTGGTGCTTCAGATGCTATTGGTGGAGGTCGCGGTGCGGGTTCCGTCGGCACCGTCTCAACAGTAGGTTTTCCTGGTGGTTCTGGTGGCGGTAGTATAAATTCACCAGCTGGTGGAGCAGGAACTGCTGGACAAGGAAATTCTGGAGGTTCCGGAACTAGAGGACCTGCGTCTGGCACTGGCGGCGGCGGCGGCGGAAAGGGGGGAGCAGGATCCGCCGGCACCCCAACCGTTGGCGGCACTGGTGGAGCTGGATATAATCTATCTACTTTTAGGGGAGGTAGTTCTCTAACGGTTGCTTTTGGTGGTGGCGGTTCTGCTGGGAATTATTACGGATTGAATAGTTTTGGAATTAATGGCGATGGCACAACAAATATCAGCCAGGCAGCAAATACTGGTGGCGGTGGTCGTGGAACTGGTGCACCTGGAGCATCCGGAAGAGTTATTGTGAGATATGCCGGAACAGTTGCAAAGGCAACTGGTGGAACCATTACTACAGCAAATGTCTCTGGAACTGATTATGTAATTCACGATTTCACTGCAACTGGAACTTTTACCGTAACTTAATTAAACTTATGGCACACTTCGCAGAATTAGATCCTGATAATGTAGTCACGAGAGTAATCGTTGTTTCGAATGATGACATTCTAGATGAAAATGGTAATGAGTCTGAACAAAAAGGAATTGAATTTCTGCACAATTTATTCGGACAAGATACTAAATGGATTCAAACTTCATTTAATGGAAATTTTAGATATAATTTTGCTGGAATAGGAGACACTTATGATCCAGAAAGTGATGTTTTTATTCCTGAAGGATATTCTTATAATGAACAATATCAAAGATATTTGCCTCCTATTCCAGAACAACCACATCCTCTTTGGTGGTATGACCCAGATAGATTAAAGTGGAGGCCACCATTTCCAAAACCATATGATACATATCAATATGAATGGGATGAATCTATTTCAAATTGGAGGCAAGTTGAAGGGTCCGAAGGTGAAAGAGCGTGGACTCTTGATATGGAGCAACCAGTATTCGAAAGAAAATATTAGAAAAATAATATAAAAGTTGACGTATTATGCTATGATAAGTTAAATATACAATATATTATGGAAAGAAAAATTAATATTTTAAAAGATCCATTTCCACATTTGATTATAGAAAATTTCTATGATCAAGGGGAATTGGATCTTATTTGGGAAGAATTAAATTTTTTAAATAAACCGGGAAAACTTTATGATCCTGGCCATGATCATGGTGCGCAAAATCCAGAAACCAAAGAATTTTATACAAAATCAAAAGCAATTGAATTAGAGACCGCTTATAACAATATTAATCTCTCAAATATTATTTCAGTTTCTCAGAAACTTTTTAATCATGGATTTTTAAATATTTTTTACGATAAATTTCCACAATATAAAAAAATATTATATCCAAATTATTGCAAAACTAAAGTTAGATATTATAAAAACAAAGATTATTATGCACCACATATTGACATTAGACACGATTTTTTAGCTTTTAGTTACTTTTATAAAGAACCTAAAAAGTTTTCTGGTGGGGAATTATTTTTCCCAGAATACGATGATTATGAAGTTGAATGCTCTAATAATAGTTTAATATTACTTCCTTCATATCCAATTCATGGAGTTAAATTAGTTACTATAGATGATAATGATTATTCCTCTGGATATAGTCGATATTGTATCTCTCACTTTTTTGGCATAGACCATAATACTTTTATTTTAAATTAATACATTTAAATCATGCAAACAGCGTTAAATGCTGGTCAAATATATCATACAGCATACTGTGGTTCTACTTTAATGGCATCATTATTGGCAGGATCTTCGACAGTTTATTGTGAACCTCCATGGACCAAGTTATTATTGCAAGACAATCAAGAAGAAATTTTGAATATTTTAGAAGAACAATTTAAAAAATATGAAGGAAAAATTGTTGTAAAATTTCAAAGTATTCTTTGCTTTGCGTCTAAAAATTTTACTGATAAAAAAATATTTTTACATAGAAAGTTGATTCATCATCTATTTAAATATAAATCTTCATCACCCTTAAGGTACGATGATATTTTAATTTATAAGTATCAAATTCATAAAGATCATTGCCATCCAGCATTAAAACATCTTCACTTTGAAAGTGATTTAGAAAAGATACTGTTTATTTGGGCAAATAATGTTCATTGGATGTTGGAATCTAATAATGTTTTATGGATTGAATCAAATAATTTTTTTAGAAATAAACAAAAAGTTATGAGTGATGTTTGTAATCATTTAGAATTAGATATGGTTACCAACTTTGAATTATCTAACTTTTATGTGAAAAGTTTTAATCTAAATGGAAATGAACATAAAATTAACAATTTGGAAATTCCTAATTTAGGAACCTCCAAAACTTTATATCCCTCATATGGAATCATTGAAGATGACATGTGTAAGCAATATGATGATATTAATGAATTAATAGAATGGTCACATAAAAATATGCCAACTATATCTAAAGAACTTTTACAATAATTGCAAACTACAAAAGTGGCCAAAGAAATTCTTTATTATGAGTGGATTTATGATCCAGATACTGAGACTTTCACGGATCCACTAGAACCTGAACCTGTAAGCGAAGAAACAACTTGATTTTTAAGAGGGGTAACACCCTCTATTTTTATATAAACTTAATTGATAAATACTTATAAAAAGTAAATGAATAAGACCAGAAGATCTGCAAACCTGGTTTCTAAAAATAATATTTTTTCTAGTATTACCAACCATAGAGTTGGTATAGGAACCACAATACCACAATATCAACTTGATGTTCTTGGTGATATTAATTTCAGCGGATCCTTAAATCAAGGTGGTAGTTCATTTGTTGCATCTAGATGGACTGCTGGAACTGGAGATGATATTTACAGATTAAGTGGTGACGTTGGCATAGGAACCACAAATCCTCAATATAGCCTTGATGTTCTTGGAGATATTAACTTCACAGGGACCTTTAGACAAAACGGTAGTGCATTTGTTGCATCTAGATGGACTGCTGGAACTGGTGACGATATTTATAGACTTAATGGTGATGTTGGAATTGGAATATCAAATCCCCAATATAGCCTTGATGTTCTTGGTGATATTAATTTTACAGGGACCTTTAGACAAAACGGTAGTGAATTTGTTGCATCTAGTGTTGCAACCAATTCTGTTGGTCTTGGAACTCATACTTATGGTGACTATGTAAAAGATATTATAGGAACTGCAAATCAAATTACAGTTACTTCGGGAACTGGTGAGGGTTCTTCTCCAACACTAAGCATACCAAATCAATTTACAGCACCACAAGACGTTAGGATTACAAGAGATCTTCAAGTTGATCGTGATTTAAATGTAAATGGTAATATCACAATTGGTGGTACATCAGCTACATTATTCACCACAGAATTAAAAGTTTATGATGCTGATATTGTTCTTGGTATAAGAACTGATGAAAGTGGTAATGATATCTCAACAGATAATACAGCTAATCACGGTGGTATCGCTGTAGCATCAACAGAAGGAACACCACTTATCAGTCTTTATGATGTTGGAATAGGAGAAACAAATCCAGCAACATATAAAAAAATTATGTGGTTTAAGTCCGGTACTTTTGCTGGACTTGGAACTGATGCTTGGTTAATTAACTATGGTGTTGGTATTGGAAGCACCCAAGTACCTGATGGAGTAAGACTTGCTGCCGGATCAGTTCAATTTACCGAGAGTGATTTATCGGTTGTCAGAAATATTAATGCAACTGGTATTGTTACTGCTACCAGTTTTAGTGGTGATGGAAGTTCTATTACTGGTATTGCTCGCGGCGGTGGTTCTGACGAAATCTTTTATGAAAACGGACAGACAGTAACCACAGACTATACAATCAGCACATCCAAAAATGCGATGAGTGCAGGGCCCATTGGTATTGCAACAGGAATTACAGTCACTATTCCATCAGGTTCTACCTGGACCATCGTATAAGGAGGTAAAAACAAATGCCCGTATCAATTAATGGAGATGGTATTGTCTCTGGAGTTACTACCTTTGTTAATACTACAACACCTTTCACTTTTGTAGGTGTTACTACTTTTGGTTCTATTGAGGCTAATGCTATTAATGCTGGTGTTGTTACTTCTACAAGTTTTGTTGGCAATGTTACTGGTAATGCCACTGGACTATCAGGAACACCAAATCTAAATGTTGGTGTTGTTACTGCATCAAGTTTTGTTGGCAATGTTACCGGTAACGTAACAGGAAATGCAACAGGATTAAGTGGAACTCCAAATCTAAATGTTGGTGTTGTTACTGCATCAAGTTTTGTTGGCAATGTTACTGGTAATGCCACTGGACTATCAGGAACTCCAAATCTAAATGTTGGTGTTGTTACTGCTACTTCTTATTATGGCTCAGGGGCCAATCTTACTAATTTAAATATACCTGCAGGTTTCAATGAACTTGATGCTGCTTTGTTTAACTAAATAGAAATAAAAGATGTAAAGATGTCTCTTAGAAGAACTAAATTATTACACATTCAGTCAGTTACAGGTATTGCAACAGTTGGTATTTTTACTGTTGGAACTACCCAAACTGCTGGTGGTGTTGGTATTGCATCAACTACTTATCTGCGTGGTGTAGTGATGCATAATACAGGTCTTTCAACAGCAACTTCATCACTCTACATTTATCCAAACAGCGTTTCATCTCCAGTAACTGGGGTTGGCCAAACAGCATACCGATTATCAAGAATTGATTTGAGATCTAATGAAACATTCTTCTTTGAGACAAATTATCCGATAGTTCTTGGGCACGGCGATAAGGTAGTTGTAGAAATTACACAACCAGCAGTTACAGTTGGTGGTGCTGGAATTGGTAGTGCTGTAAATTACCAAATACTTGGCGACACTGATATTTGAGGAGGATAGATAAATGGGCGTAAGATCTACTGATTTAGCATCATCTTTCTTTGATCGTTTCTTGAGAACTCAGAATGGGGGAACTAATCCACCCAATACAGGATTAACAGCAACTGGTGGTGTTATTAGTGATTATACAACTCCTCCAGGAGCAGTTTATAGAGCACACATTTTTACTTCATCAGGCACTTTTATTGTAAGTTCTATTGGTGATTTTGATGCTACTGTAGAGTATCTCGTAGTTGCTGGTGGTGGGTCTGGCGGAGATACTGGTGGTGGTGGTGCTGGTGGATTTAGAACTAATGTATCCGGACATCCATTAGCAGGATCAGCATTTCCAGTTAGTATTTCTTCATACCCAGTAGTTGTTGGTGCAGGTGCTGCTCCCGGAGGGGGGGATACCTTACGGGGTGTTAATGGCAATCCTTCTACTTTTTCTACAATAACTTCTGCTGGTGGTGGAGGAGGAGGGGGAGAAAGTGCCCCGATTTCTCCTGGTTTGTCTGGTGGATCTGGTGGTGGGGGTGGATATAATTCGCCAGGATCTTTTGGATCTGGTAATACTCCACCAACATCACCCCCACAAGGAAATCCTGGCGGAAACGGAGGAACATCTGCTTCCGGTGCTGGGGGAGGTGGTGCTGGCGGCGCTGGTGGTAATGCTTCTGGTGGAACTGCTGGCGCCGGTGGAATAGGATCTCAAATATCTATTACTGGAATCACTACTTATTATGCAGGAGGTGGCGGAGGAGCATCATCTCCAGGAGTTGCCGGTGCAGGAGGATTAGGTGGAGGTGGAAATGGTGAGCAGGAGAATGCTGGTGCCGGTGCTGGACAAGAAAACACTGGCGGTGGCGGTGGAGGATTTTGGGGGCAGAATCTCCCACTGGGAAATACTGGCAACGGTGGTTCCGGAATCGTAGTAGTCCGTTACCAGATAGGACAATTGACAGCAACTGCAAAAGCAACTGGTGGTGCTATAAGTTACTTTGGTGGTAAGACAATTCATACCTTTACGAGTTCTGGTACTTTTACCGTTACTAGCCCAACATTAACTTCTGCGGAATACCTGATGGTTGGTGGCGGCGCTGGTGGAGGTGGAAGACACGGTGGTGGAGGTGGTGCTGGTGGAATGATTTTTGGAAGTCGTCCACTGTCAGTAACTTCATATCCTATTGTTATTGGATCTGGTGGAATAGGCGTAGAGGGATATTCAAATGGTGGCAATGGGGGTAATACAACTTTTGGCGGAGAAACTGCTAATGGAGGAGGTGGTGGTGGATATTACAGAGATTCACCTTATGCCGGAATAGCAGGAGCTGCTGGTGGTTCTGGTGGTGGCGGTGGATTTGGTCCCGGTGGTAGTGGTGGAGCATCTAATCAACCAGCAGGAACATTTGGAACTGCATATGGATTTGGTGGGGGAACTGCAAGTACGAACAATCCTCCTCTAATTTGTGGAGGTGGTGGAGGTGCTGGTGCAGCAGGAAATCCTTTTACTACTGCCAACGGAGCAGGAGGTGCTGGTAGATTATGGCCAGTTACTGGTTATTACTACGCTGGAGGTGGAGGAGCATCTTCGTGGGAAGCAAATGCAGGTAATGGTGGAGTAGGTGGTGGAGGTGGAGGTAATGTTGGAAACTTTGGTTCTGTAGGTGTTGGTGGAACAGGAGGATTATTTGATGGTGAGAATGGATTACTTTCTGGAAATGATGGTGTATATCGTAGAGGTGGTAATGGAGCTCAATCTACCGGTGGTGGTGGAGGAGGAGGAGGACAATCTGCATATCTTTCATATAGATCATCAGGTGGTAATGGTGGTTCCGGAATCGTCATCATCGCATATCCTTCATAAATATTCAAAACGAACATTACAGATAATTAACCAATGGCACATTTCGCACAACTTGATGAAAACAATATAGTTACTCAAGTCATTGTTGTGAGTAACGAAGATACTTCCGACTCAAACGGAACAGAAATAGAAGAAATTGGAATTGGTTTCTGTAAAAAACTTCTTGGTGCTAATACAAAATGGAAGCAAACCTCATACAACAACAATATGAGAGTTCGTTATGCTGGTATTGGTTATTCTTATAATGAAGAACT